TCATATCCAGCCTCGCTCCGCGAACGACACAATGCCCTCTGAGCCGATGACCAGATGATCGAGCGTGTTCACATCAACCAGTGCTAACGCTTCTTTAAGCCTGCCCGTAATGTTGCGGTCACATTGACTGGGCTCCGGATCACCGGATGGATGGTTATGCGCCAGCACGGCAGCTGCAGCATTTAAGCGAAGCGCTGACTTCACTACTTCGCGGGGATGGACCTGGACATGATTAACTGAACCGGCAAACAGCGTTTCGCTCTCCAGTAAACGATGCTGATTATCAAGATAGAGCACCATAAACACTTCCCGTTCTTGTCCTGCCAGCTGTAACCGAAGCCAGTCACGGGCAGCAGTGCTTGAGGTAAAAGATATGCCGGGCTGGCGCAGATATTTATCCAGCAGATTGATAGCCCGGCGAATGGTCCGTTGGGCATAGGGTGTCAATCCGGAAGTCGCGGGAAGCAGGCAACCATGTTGAGCCATAACCGCCAGCGGAAAGAGTTCAGGCTGTGATGACAATGGGGATAACGCGGTACTCATGCTTGACTCTCCTCAGTCGATGAGATGCATAATTGAGTTGCACTCTGGATGGTTCAGCGCGAAGTCGCGTAAGCGATAATAGTGCTCAGTCATTGCATCACACTCGGTGCGACAGGCGTGGTGACTGTATGTCATCAGACAGGCGACTATTCCAGCTGCTTCACTGGTGAGTTCTGCTCCATTGCCGTTCATGCTGTTAAACAATGCCCACTTTTCATCATCCTCCGACTCAGGATACATAAAAGCGCCTCCGTTGCTGAGCGTCGAAAAGTTCCAGATACCGCCGTGATAGTCAGTGCACAGGCGGTCCATCCAGGCAAAGATTCGGGGCTCAAGGGTTATCCATTGTGGGATGGAGCCAAAGTGCTGTGGCCAGAAGCCGATGCGTAACTCGTCAGGGACCACCGAGGCAGTAATTGCTGCCTGCTCAGCGAACTCAGGGTTGTGTGTATCCATTAAACTATCTCCTTATGCCGGAACGGTTGTTTAACGCTCGAAAAACGCGAGCATGTTTTCTGCCATTACCCACAGGGCGCGATTGAGCTTTACATCGCCGTCAATGCCGGTAACAGCACGGGTGCGGCTGCTTTTACCCTGTGCGGTTCGCCCTGACAGACCTCCTTTCATCAGGTTCTCCTGTACGCGCTGGTATACGGTCCACAGGTCATCGCTGCAGTCCTCCCGGCGACGTGGGGTCAGCAACTGCGATACCGTGACCGGCTGGTGGTCTTCACCAAAGCGATACTTAAGCGCGGCATTCGCCAGGGCGTTACGGGCCGGGGCTGGCAGCGCCAGCGACTGCATTGCATCGCGTTTCTCATCCACCCGGTCAAAGGCCCCGAGCACTTCGTAAGCCCCTTCAATTACCTTCTCGACGACATTGCCTTTATGCGGTACCCGCACTTCTCCGAATGACTGGCCGCAGACAAGACCGTTAGTACAAACGCCACGAAACAGCCCCGACAGCATCTGGTAGCTTGATGAGCCGTCATGGCTGTTGAGAAGAATGATTTCCGGCACCTGATGCCCGGTCAGTTGACCGGCACGACGCAGGCGAAGCATGTGTTTGGTGTGCTCCCGCTTGCTCTGGTCGCGAACCTTTGTCTGGCAGGCAAAGAACGGCTCAAAGCCCTCACGCTGCAGGCTTTCAAGGATGGTGATGGTCGGGATGTAGGTGTAACGGTCTGAACGAGATTCATGTTTCTCACTACCGAACACGCTGGGGACATGGCTCATCAGCTCTTCGTGGGTCAGAGGCCGGTCACGGCGTATCTGGTTTATACGGCCAAAGCGGCTGGCTAATCTCATGAGTAATTCCTTTAAAAGAGGCAAAAGAAAACGCCCTGCTCGTTTGAGCAGGGCGTTCAGATAGAAAAACAAAGGTGGAAAAGCGCGCGGTGTCAGCTGTCAAAATCAAACTGCCATGCGCCTTCGCTTGTCTGGACCACCACTTCCAGTACATTACAGGGAACCATCAGCCCCTTGCCGGTAAACTCATGTGCTACCGCCCCGCCAAATCCCAGACGTACCGGTTTCCAGGGGCTGGCGAATTCTGCATCCTGGCAGTTTCCCCGGTTGACAATGAGTTGTTTAATCACAATCGAATCGACTTTTGATGTAATCCGAATCAATGAGTAGTGGCTGTAGCTTCCGGGACTAACACTGACGCTGACCGGTGAAGAAGCGGCCAGCGAAGAAAATGACAGCAGACAGAGTGCTGCGACTGTGATGATTTTCTTCATTAAATTTCCTTTAACCTGTAAGAGTGAGGCAGAACTACAGTGCAAATCCGGGCACGCAGCCGTTGTCACCGAACGCAGGAATAACTGCAGCAGCCCCCGCTAAAGTGAAAGTGACAGGTTTTACCCCGCTACCTGAAACCACAACACGTTTGCCGGCGCGTAATTTGTTCCATGCCCACATGACATTGTCAGATCCCACATGAGACTCGCTTTCGCTGATATTCACTTCTTCAGCGTTATCAATTCTCATGGCAAGTGTCTGGCCGCTGTCCATCCTGACCTGATGGCCGTTCACATCAGTGAAGATAATGGTCGCTGGCTGTGAGCCGGAACTATCGCAGGCCAGATAAAGTTGTGATTGCCCTTTACCGAGGATGGTGTATTCAGACGTTCCCTGCGCATAGCCACTTACCCAGCTATCACGGTTGCCAAACGCATGCGAGACAGAAGGCGTCAGCACTGAAGCCAGTAAAAATGAAATAATCAGTTTATTTTTCATTGGAGTGTCCTGTCAGAAGCCAGCCATATTGCCCAGGGTGGTGATAATGAACAGCAGGCAGGCCATAAAGATAATGAGGGTGATGTACCAGCGGGTGAACTTACCGAACAGACGAAGAAATGTTTTCATGTGCGGTCCTTTGCAATAAGCCAGTACAGCAGCCCCGCCAGTATCGGGTCGATTATCAGACCGAGAATGAACCAGCCCCAGAACGAGCGTCCGTTAGCGGACGCCACGAAACCCAGCAACAAGGCCAGACCGCCCCATAACAGAATTAACGGCATATACTTTCCTTAATGCGTGACAATCCCTGCAATACATCGCATTGATTTTGATGGTTAAAATTAACAAATCACATAATGCCCTGTGGATTATGTGGCTACCGGATTAATCATGTATAACGATGAATATCGATCGGCTCGATCGACAAAATCGATCGTAATGAAACAAAGAAACTTATCGAAAACGGCAAGGCCGCTCATCGAAAGCGAAGTGACTAGCTGAAGAAAAATCCCCACAGGGAGCGTGCTGCGCGGGCGACAGTGTGTGTTGCAGCCTGCAGTGCAATGCGTGCCACCTGTGGTAGCGGGGCCAGGTCAATAACCTTATCGATAACGTCCACCACGGCATCGCCAAAGCTGCTGCTGGCGGTGCTGATGATACTGGTAGTGCGATACCCGTTCTGCAGGTGCGGCACAAGTGGACTGCGGGCCTGCTTTGGGAGCAGGGTAATCATGGCCTCCACCAGACGCGACAGACGATAGCGCCCCCTGACCGAAACCGGCAGAATATCCTGCTCAGCGATACCTAACTGCCGGGCCACCGCCTGCTGTTTCTGCGCAATACGCTCGGCCTGTAACGCCGAGGGCTGGGCGGACGGCCAGTTCCACTGCTCGGCGGGGTCGGTTTTGTCCACCTGGTTGAGCACCCATAACACCGGCGGCTGCGGTCCGCTGTACTGCGCGAATACGTCCTGATGAAACTGCTCTTCCACCGCATAGGCGCGGTCATCGGCCTTGAGTACCCACAGCACCATATCGAGTTGTGGCATGAGGTCACGATACAGTTCACGGTATTCACCATCACGGGTAACACTCTCGCCCACACCGGGTAAATCAACCAGCGTCAGGAAGTGATTACCGAAACGTAGCCGGACACGCTGTGGCTGACGGGTGCAGGCTTCCACGGCATTGACAGTACAGACTTCGCTCCGGAACAGTGCGTTACACAGCGAGGATTTGCCGACGCCGGTTTTCCCCAAGATGCCAATCACCGGTTCATACGTAACGAGTAGGTTGAGCTCCTGCAGCAAATGCTGGCGTAGCGCGTGTGGATAACGCCGCAGATGGCGACGGATAAGGGTATAACCCGAGGGATGTTTCATATCGGCCTCTGAATGAAAAAAGGCCATCCGGTGGGGATGACCTGTTGGATTAAAACGGGTGGGGATTCACTGAGGTGATATATATCTGAGAATTATTTAAATCATATTACCTGGCAGTATATCTCCGTACTGACATTATTCGCCTGTGTTTTTATAAAGAAAGCACAGGCGAATGAAAGCACCAGAGGTTGCCACTTAACTAATTTAGTCCAACGCTGTCGGATTGGACTAAATATCAGTTTTTCATATTGACTTGCGATCGCATTCCAGATTAGTTTTCAATTATCAAAACAACATTTTCTGGAGGTATTGTCATGCAGGAGTTTCCATTTAACGCTTTCCCCACGTCATTACGTGAAACTATTTTTGATATTGAGGAATGCACACAAGCCCCGGGGGAAATGATTGCATTAACATTGCTGAGTGGATTATCACTGGCGTGTCAGAGCCTGATTAATGTAAAAATAACAGACACCATGAAGTCTCCGGTGTCATTGTATTCATTCGTGATAGCAGATTCTGGCGAGAGAAAAACAGCGGTGGAAAAACTGCTATTAAAACCTTTTCATGAGCATGATCTGCGTGTATTACTCTAGTATGAAAAGCAGAAGAAAGAACATGAGGTCCAGTCTAAAATATGGAGCAAGAAAGAAAATGCACTTCTGAAATGCATTGATAAAGACACTATGAAAGGACTATGTACAGATAAACTTTCACGGCAGTTAGAAAAGTTATCTGCTGAAAAGCCAGTACAACCGAAAGCCAGAAGGTATATTTATAATAATGTCACCCCTGAAGCCCTGCAGTTTGAAATGTATACCCACTCGCCACAAACAGGACTAATAACTGATGAGGGGGCTAATATACTTAGCAGACGGACCATGAGTGATTTGGGATTTATGAACTCCATATGGGATGATGAAAGTTTTCATGTCAATCGGAAAACAGGGCCGAGTTTTACGATTAAGAATGGACGTATTACGTTGTTAGTCATGGTACAAAAAGCAATATTTTACGATTTTTTAAAACGCAAGGGCGAAAATGCACGCGGGAGTGGTTTGTTTGCACGCTGTTTTATCTTGTATATTGATACGAAATTATCGACACAGGGCCAGCGTTTTATTAGTCGTCTATCTTCCCCTCAGTCAGGTGAGCTGGAGAATCTTAATCACTTCTACCAGCGTATGAATGAACTGGTAGAAAAAAGTGCTTCTCAACACGGGACCGGGCATCAGACATGTTTATCATTCGAGCCCTCCGCCCTGGAGGCATGGAAAGAAATTCATGATGAAATAGAAAGCAGTATTGGTCCCGATAAGGAATATGCAAACATGAATGATTTTGCATCCAAACTTCCGAATAATGTTGCACGTCTGGCCGCGCTGCTGAGTTACTATACCGAAGGTGAATGCGCGATAAAAAAAGAATATGTTGAAAATGCCTGGTTGCTATGTGAATGGTACATGCAACAGGCAATAAAGGTCTTTGGGGCTCAGGAGGGCTACTATGAAGCGCTGCTATTATCATGGCTTCGTCGTGAGTACTATGAAACAGAGATGGATCATGTCAGATTTAATACAATACGAAATGCCGGGCCTAATGTATTACGTAAAGGCAAGTTACTGGAAAGAGTCATTGAGAGACTTGAAAAGGAAGGCGCGATAGACATCGTCCGCTCAAGACGCAAGGCACGAATGGTTTATGCAGGCCGTTATTTTCGCAACAATCCGTTTACAAAAAATGCAGCGTATAAGCACTACTGGCCGCGATAGTTGCGACTGATCGCAACTAATCGCGAGGTTTGCCGGTGGAAATGCCCAAAATTGTTGAAAACTAATATCAGAGTAAAATTATTATCTCACTTATCATTTTTCGTGAGATTTACTCAGGCGGAGGGGCTTATTGTTATATTTTCACTAATGAAATTACTGTCGGTATAGTAATATATGTTTATTGGTAATATATATACCTGTTACTGGTGTGCATGTTGTTATTAACACATACACTATCTATCCAGATTAATTATTAAAATTCTAATGCACTATGCCCATATAACCCATTAATTATATTAATCATGTGAAATCATACGGTTAATGCTTACTACCCGATAATGTTCAGGTGCATATCTGCATGCTACATTATCATGATTATTAATCGTATGGTTATTTATTCTTACTCACCTCAATATTAATTATTTATTCAGGTATTAACATGCAACATAATTCCTTGAATGCTTACTACCAGCAGGCATTTTACGATGTTATTCGTAATGCAGTAGACGAGTTTCCACGTACGTTAGCACTACGTGTTGATTTACGTTTTCCCCGCCACTATCAGTATGGTGATTCGAACAAAGAGGTTACTCGTTTTATTGAATCACTGAAAGCTAAGTTGCTGGTCGATTGCCAACGTAAGAACCTACGATGGAAACGTAACCGATCTAATAGATTACGGTATGCATGGGTACGTGAAGTAGGTGAACTTAACCGCCGTAAACATTACCATGTATTACTGTTGTTGAATAAAGACTTCTATCACGGTGCCGGGAGTTATAATGCAGATGACAGTTTATACGCATTAATCCAGCAGGCATGGTGTAGTGCGTTAGGTCTGGATTCGGAACAATACTCAGGTTTAGCGAATATGACTGAGAACGGTTGTTTTTATTTAAACGGATATTCCGCTAATTATATGCAACGGATTAACGAATTGCTGAGACGTATGGATTACTTGGCGAAAGACCATACCAAGTGTTATGACGATGGATATCGTTCAATTGGAATGAGCCGCAGGTAACATGCGCGTAGTGAGATGGCAGTTTGGCTATTAAGGCTTAAACTGCCAGCATATTAGACCTCAAGTGCATCTATTTCTTTTTAGGCTTTACGACACTATCAAATGCAGCTTTGATTTTCTGATCCTGACTTGACCAGACCTCAACCTGGCGCATCTTCATTGCAAATATTTCAGCTCCAGTTTTGTACAGATTGTTCTGATCGCTGGCAGATGGCCATTTCAGTTCGTTAATCCCATTCTCTATGCTCTTCAAAGCTTCTGATTTAGTATTCCATCCGTCTGAGGGGCAAGCTTCCTGCAAGAGACTGATAATTTTGGCTTTAATGGAATCAAAGCGAGCAGCTTTACTTCTGCCCCCCTGCGCCGAAACATCTAATTTTGTGGTCTGTTGCTGTTGCCACAATTCTTGATCTTCAAGACCACGACAGTAATCAAGGTATTCAATAGCTAGGAGTTGGCACTTTATCGCTTCATTTTTATTCGAGTTCATAAGCCCAAGCCCTAGGTACCAGTTAACATCAGCCAGAAAAACAAGCCCACCTATAGTTTCGCTAACCGTGCCCGGTTCATCAAAAGACATCCTGTAGACTTGATCATCAAACCTACGGCGTACTACCGGGTTCGTAAGCATACTTTCAACCAGCGATAGTACAAATGACCTGCCCCCACGATTAGATACAACACTCAGTTAGTAACGTCGGAATCTTCATTCTCAGAATGACCCTTTCTCCAGCCCGCTGCAAATTCAGACGGTGTCTGATAATTCAGCGTGGAGTGCGGGCGGCATTCGTTATAATCCTGCCGCCAGTCATTAATAATTTTCCTAGCATGAACGATATCGCTGAACCAGTGCTCATTCAAACATTCATCGCGAAATCGTCCGTTAAAGCTCTCAATAAATCCGTTCTGCGTTGGCTTGCCCGGCTGGATTAAGCGCAACTCAACACCATGCTCAAAGGCCCATTGATCCAGTGCACGGCAAGTGAACTCCGGCCCCTGGTCAGTTCTTATCGTCGCCGGATAGCCTCGAAACAGTGCAATGCTGTCCAGAATACGCGTGACCTGAACGCCTGAAATCCCAAAGGCAACAGTGACCGTCAGGCATTCCTTTGTGAAATCATCGACGCAGGTAAGACACTTGATCCTGCGACCGGTGGAAAGTGCGTCCATGACGAAATCCATCGACCAGGTCAGATTGGGCGCCGCCGGACGGAGCAGCGGCAGACGTTCTGTTGCCAGCCCTTTACGACGTCTTCTGCGTTTTACGCCCAGGCCACTGAGGTGATAAAGCCGGTACACGCGCTTATGATTAACATGAAGCCCTTCACGGCGCAGCAACTGCCAAATACGACGGTAGCCAAAACGCCTGCGCTCCAGTGCCAGCTCAGTGATGCGCCCTGATAAATGCGCATCAGCAGCCGGACGGTGAGCCTCATAGCGGCAGGTCGACAGGGATAAACCTGTAAGCCTGCAGGCACGACGTTGCGACAGACCGGTCGCATCACACATCAACATCACGGCTTCCCGCTTCTGGTCTGTCGTCAGTACTTTCGCCCAAGAGCCACCTGAAGCGCCTCTTTATCCAGCATGGCTTCGGCAAGCAGCTTCTTGAGTCTGGCGTTCTCTTCCTCAAGCGACTTCAGGCGCTTAACTTCAGGCACCTCCATACCGCCATACTTCTTACGCCAGGTGTAAAACGTGGCATCGGAAATGGCATGCTTGCGGCAGAGTTCACGGGCGGGTACCCCAGCTTCGGCTTCGCGGAGAATACTGATGATCTGTTCGTCGGAAAAACGCTTCTTCATGGGGATGTCCTCATGTGGCTTATGAAGACATTACTAACATCGGGGTGTACTAATCAACGGGGAGCAGGTCACTTGCCATAAACAGCGAGTGCTGCTGGTTAATTGCCTCTGTTAATGTTTGTGAGTCGGTCTTTTTAAGTCCGGCTACAGGAATATTAAGAAATGTTAACCACTGCTCCTTTAGTTATAACGAAACTGTGTATGATGTCAGTTCAGCCAGCGGCGTGAGGGTCATACCTGTTATGAAGTTTATCTGTCCTGTATGCAGAAGTAACCGGTTCTTTTTCACTTCCTTCAATCCCGTGCTAAACCTGCCACACGGTGCGTTATGTTCCGTATGTGGAACCCTGCTTACTACGCGCTCAATCCTTCCCACTCCGCGCAAAAGGCGCTGGCCTAAACAAGTGATTTAATCATTTTGGGCACGAAGCGGCTTGTAATGATCGGTGCAGTCCTTAGGGGTTTACATAGATCATTCCGAAACCAGCCACATATTGGCCTCTTCGAAAACCTCTTCAAGCATGCCCGGCATCGACTTAACCTCTGTCTCTGAAAAATTTCTATGCACTCGCTTGGTTAATTCGGCTGTACAACCAGATGTTCAGCGGTAATTATCAATAGGCACAGCCTCCTTGCCCTGGCCCCCCTCTTAAAGCTACTGTATAAATACACAGTAATAAAAGTTGAGAGGTCACCATGCCCCGCCAATCAGACATTAACTCGGCTTTCCATGCTGCTATTCAGCTTAACCCCAAAGATTACCGTTGCCTGAGAACGGACGGCTTTGTTTCGCCTCTAGTAACGGTCAACTGGGATAGGTCGTTAAAGGGGGCTAACGATTGGATCGAATGCCACGTAATGATCTTCAAAGGTATCTCGCCCAACGAGGGCCAAGCGCGAGCCATCATGCTCTCCCACACGAACAGGAGTTTATAGTACAAATTGCTCCGTATTTTAAATTTTTCAAGAAATACAATGCGTAAATTATTTCGTTTAACTTTGCTATTTTTTTCTAAAGGTTCCGAAGGGCTTGCCGATAGTAAATTCAACGGCGCAGGAGCCCAAAGGTGGAAGCCGTAAACTTAAATTACGACCAGTTAAACAGGAATTGTAATCATGGCACAAGTTATTAATACCAACAGCCTCTCGCTGATCACTCAGAACAACATCAACAAAAACCAGTCTTCAATGTCTACTGCCATTGAGCGTCTGTCTTCCGGTCTGCGTATCAACAGCGCAAAAGATGACGCTGCTGGCCAGGCGATTGCTAACCGTTTCACCTCTAACATTAAAGGTCTGACTCAGGCTGCCCGTAACGCCAACGACGGTATCTCCGTTGCACAGACTACTGAAGGCGCACTGTCTGAAATCAACAACAACTTACAGCGTATCCGTGAGCTGACCGTTCAGTCTTCTACTGGTACTAACTCTGAATCCGATCTGAACTCAATCCAGGACGAAATCAAATCCCGTCTGGACGAAATTGACCGCGTATCTGGTCAGACCCAGTTCAACGGCGTGAACGTGCTGGCAAAAGACGGTTCCATGAAAATTCAGGTTGGCGCGAACGATGGTGAAACCATCACGATTGACCTGAAAAAAATTGATTCCTCTACTTTAAATCTGACCGGGTTTAACGTTAACGGTAAAGGTGAAGTAGCGAATACCAAAGCAACGGCTGACGATCTGAAATTAGCTGGTTTTACTAAAGGCACAACTGATGCGAATGGTGTGACTGATTATAAGAACACCATCAATAACAGTAAGGCATCAGCAGCTGATTTATTGGCAAATATTTCTGATAAATCAGTTATCACTGGCGGCGGCGCAAATGCCTTCGGTGTGGCTGCAACCGCAGGTTACAAATACGACGCGGCAAGCAAATCATACAGCTTCGATGCAACAGGCGCAGATTCAGCGAAGACACTGAGCATTATTAACCCAAATACTGGGGATTCTTCTCAGGCAACGGTTACGATTGGTACTAAAGAACAGAAAGTTAACATTTCCCAGGATGGTAAAATTACTGCGGCAGATGACAACGCGACTCTGTATTTAGATAAGCAAGGTAACCTGACGAAGACCAATGCGGGTGGCGATGCTGCTGCAACTTGGGACGGGTTAATTTCAAACAGCAACTCGACTGGCGCAGTTCCTGTTGGTGTTATGACTAAAATCACTCTTACGTCCGGTGCAGCTTCCGGGATGTCTGTGAGCTCGAACGGTGCCGGCAGCCAGACTTCAACAAATGCCCAGATTCTGGCAGATGGTGCATTTACTGCCAAAGTGAGCATCAACGGCGGCGCGTCAACCAATATTATCGTTGCTAATGATGGTAAAATTACTGCGGCTGACGGTAGCGCACTTTATCTTGATGCGACTACTGGTGGTTTCACTCCTACTGCAGGGAGTAACGCAGTTGCAACATTAGACGCATTAGTTGCTAATGGTAAAACAGCGACTATGACCGTCGCATCAGGTACCGGTCAGAACACTGTTTATAGCACTACTGGCAGCGCTAACTTCACCAGCCTGGCTAAAGTTGACAAAGTTAATATCACTAATGCACATGTCAGCGCTGAAGGCATGGCCAACCTGACTAAAGGTGCAAACTTTACCCTTGATATGGGTGGTACTGGTTCAGCCACTCACACCGTTAACGCTGGTGTTGTTAAAACTGCCGCCAATGCTGATGTCTATGTTGACGACGGAGCGCTTTCCAGCGCGGGGACAAAAGATGTAACTTACTTTGAACAGAAGAACGGTGCTATTACCAACAGCACTGGCGGTACCATTTATGAAACTGCTGATGGTAAGTTGACTACCGAAGCGACTACCGCTTCCACCTCTACCGCTGACCCACTGAAAGCGCTGGACGATGCAATCAGCCAGATCGACAAATTCCGTTCTTCTCTGGGTGCTGTACAGAACCGTCTGGATTCTGCAGTAACCAACCTGAACAACACCACCACCAACCTGTCTGAAGCGCAGTCCCGTATTCAGGACGCCGACTATGCGACCGAAGTGTCAAATATGTCTAAAGCGCAGATCATCCAGCAGGCCGGTAACTCCGTGTTGGCTAAAGCTAACCAGGTTCCTCAGCAGGTTCTGTCTCTGCTGCAGGGCTAATTTAGCACTACTGAACCGTAAAGCTCTGCACATGCAGGGCTTTTTTATCGAGTGAATATAGCTGAAAATAGACGTCATATTCATTCGATAAAAAAGCCGATCATAATTTAAAATTGCATTTTCCAAATTGAGCGTGTATGGGTTCTATTGTGATTAAGAAACAGGCGTTTAAATTTTTGCTTGAGCCGAATAAAAATCATATCAATGAATTTTTGGTTTTCGCAGGTTCCTGTCGATTTGTATACAATAAAGGACTCGCTCTTATTAATGAGAATTATGATTCGGGTAAGAAATTCTTAAACTACAATCAACTGGCATCAGAATTAGTTAATTGGAAAAATGAAGAGTGCCTTGCATGGCTAAAAATGGCTCCATCTCAGTGCTTGCAACAATCATTAAGGGATCTGGATAAAGCGTTTAAAAATTTCTTTTCGGGAAAATCACAGTACCCTCGATTCAAAAAGAAAGGCCGTAATGATTCTTTTAGAGTGCCTTGCCAAAGAGTCAGGCTGGACCAAGAAAAACATTTGGTATCATTACCCAAACTAGGGTGGGTTAAGTATCGTAAAAGCCGAGAGATAACAGGAGTATTAAAGAACGTTACTATTTCAAGAAAGCTTGATAAATGGTATATAAGTTTTAATACAGAAGTAGTTGTTCCTGAACCCGTTCATCCATCATTCAGCAAAGCCAAAGTTTTGCTAAATAATGAATGTATTGTGCAACTTACATCGAATGAGAGCCTGGTCGAGCAATTTACCAGCATGGAAGGTAATAAAAAGCTAAGGAACCTTAATAATATACTAGGCAGAAAAGTAAAATACAGCAGCAATTGGCTAAAAACTAAAAAGAAAATTGATAGCGTAAAAGCAAGGTCAAGCAGGCGCAGACTGGATGCCTTACATAAAATAACTACAGCAATATGCAAAAAACACGCTATTGTAGAGTTGGTTAATTTAACGGATTCTTTACCTGATAAAAATAATGGTTTTGTAAGCATGGGTTATGAATTTGTTAGACAGTTAATGTATAAACAAGAATGGTTAGGTGGTCAGGTAATTCGGTTAGGCGATTAGCGTAGTTTATTAATGATTAAATAAGAGTTATATACAGCTGTTTATATGACCTTAGATGAATTGCTGGCGGCAGGGCATGTCGTGTCAGTTTGTGGAGGGGGGTTATTTCAACTTCCGATGAAGCAAAAATCTCGGTTATTAGTACTGAGAATGTCAACGTCTGGTCAATACTTTGGCAACCAGTTTGTGCACCTTTACTAAATCAGTCATCGAACGCTGCTTTAATATGACTGTGATTATATACAGCGCTTGCTGTGAAAAAAAACAGCCTCGAGGCGAGTAGAGTGCAAAAGGGTGAAAGGTTTTTGTTACCCTTAGTTACAAATAGAAAAACCCCAGAGTGTGAAATCTGGGGTTCTTTTAAAGTGCACGTGCATTTCACGTGCATATTTTTGTCTTTTCTCGGTCTGCCTGCTGTCTGGTCAGTGTCCGTAACTGGCTGTTTTTATTGCCACTGTCCGGTTGCAGTCCTATCAAAAGTGGTGGAGCTGGCGGGAGTTGAACCCGTGTCCGAAAGTTTTTAAGCCACTAATAAATATGAATTAATTTCCCATAAAAATCCGCGCGGCTCCTTTACGGCTCCTTTCGTGTCCCGCCGCTGGCAAGCAGTGGTCTTCGCTCAGTGTTTCCGTCGTACTCTTTCAAATAAGATCCGTAATGCCTGAAGAGCATCTCCGGCCCCTTGTGGCCCATCTGTCCGGCGAGCCAGAAAAGGTTGGCGCCCTGGCTGATGTGGCGCGTCGCAAATGTATGCCGGGTCTGGTAAGGGTTGCGGTATCTAATCCCCGCCTTACGTAAAGTTGGGACCCAAGCTTTTTTGCGGATCGCGTCTGCGCTGGCCCAAGGCTTATTCGTTTTCGGATCCTCGAATATCGTTGCGTCTTTCATGAAGGTGAAAGTTTTCTGATTCGCCAGCACTGCCATCGCCACATCGTTAAGTTCTACTTTGCGTGTTCCTGCCTTTGTTTTCGTCCCCTTAATGACGCCAACTACACTCGCGTTCTGAACGTGCGCAGTCTTCCCGATGAAGTCGATATCGCGCCAGCGCAGCGCGCATAATTCGGAACTGCGCAAACCCGTCTGGATAGCGAACATAAACAGGTTTTCCCACTGCTTATTACCGGCAGAGGAGAGGAGGGCATCTACTTCTGCTGGTGAAAGTGGATCGACAATATAGTCGCTTTCAGCAGTCGATTTGTCGCTTTGATACCGGGATGCCGTGACCAGAGATACCGGGTTGAGTTGGAGCACGCCATCTGTTACAGCCTCGTCAAGCGCTGAGCGCAGGAAAGAAAGTTGGTTGCGAATTGTCTTCAGCGTGGTGGTGCGGCTCTGGATCCATGCTTTCATCGCCGCCGGTGTCAGCTCGCTTGCAGGCAGTGAATGAAGGGCTACCAGAGCGCTACGACATTTTTTATAACCGCCAATAGTAGACGGCGAAAGTTTTCGCGTTTCACAGATGTTGATGTATTCGTCCAAGTACATTTTTATTGTCTTTCCAGCAGCCGCATTGCCAAATAATTTTAACCGTGCGGATCGCGGGAAATATTCTGCATAAACGAATGTTCCACGCTCGATTTGATTATGAATTTCGCCGAGGGTCCGCTCGGCGTATTTCAGGTTTTTGGGGCTCACTTCTAAATTGGAAAGGGGCTCTCTACATTTCACCCCTCTATAAGTGAACGTGATATTGATGGTTTCACCCTAGCTGTGCTTCCTGATGGTCACGCCGCGCGGGAGTTTAGGCGACTCTGTCTTGCCCATTTAGCTACCTCACTTAGATCAATCCATCTCTCCTTAACGCCTTCCACCTTCAGAACCTGAACGCCTTCACGCCAAACACCGCGCTGTAAGCGCTTATTAATGGCATCAATGCTCTCACCAGTTTCATTGCAATAGGCTGAGATAGGGACACAATCGAGGTTCAGCATAATTTTCTCCACTAGCCCGGCTGCACCCGGGCGTTTATCTTAAACAATATTATCGTTGGCGATCGGGATGAGTCGTTGCCATATTGCCGAAACATACTTCGCCTGGTGCCGCGCATCCGCCAGGGCGTTATGCATATCACCCTCGTAGGGAATTTCGTAGCGCGGGTTAAACCCCACAGCGCGACCCAGCTCTACGATTGTTCGTACATCGCGGTCATTCCAGAATTGCCATGGGCAGAAAAGGCCATGACGTTCGAAAGAGGCCCGGGTGATCACGTTGTCGAAAGTTGCCCCGTTCCCCCAAACCTGCAGGTTTTTCGAAATACAGTTTTCATCTATCAGGCGCCTTAGGCCGCCCAGCGCGTTGGTGATATTGACGCGTTTATCGCTGGTGATCTCTGCCCGTGCTTCCGCGCTCTGTTTCATCCACCAAAGAATGGTGCCAGGGTCCGCCATTGCATCCCGTACCATGGAAGATTCAAGATCAACAACGGCATAATATTCTGGACCCAACTCGCCAGTAGAGGGCTCAAACAGCACGGCTCCGATCGCGATGATTGGTGCGGTAGGCTTATTGCCCATCGTTTCAAGGTCGATCATTAAGTGATTCATTTTTTTCCTTCTGCCAGCAGTGCTGGCGCATCGGTGTAAAGCTTTATGAAGCCTCCTGGCTTGATATCGTATCCAAGCGAGCCAGGAGAAATAATAGTGCCGGTGTGCGGGTAATACAGAATCGACGGCTTTGCTGTCAGCGCTGCCAGCGCGGTTTCTTCAACCTGAATTTGCAGAGCTACCGTCACGGCCTCATGCCCGGTGACGCTAATTGCAATGAGATTCAGCTCGGCAATACTTTCTTTTGCGCGAGTGATCAACTGTTCTTTGGTGAATTGCATTATTCAATCTCCGGCAGGCGATACAGTGCTACTACCCGGTACTCGTCACTCTCTACGCCGCGTGGCCCGTCGCCACCGCACGCCTCATCGTTCAGACAATCAACCTCGTCCTGTAGTATCCCCGCATCGCTGCCTACGCACTCTTCATCAAAATGCGGATCCCCGTCAGGGTCAGTAATGCCGTACATGAATGGCTTAGCCGTCAGTACTGCCAGTGCGATTTTGAAGATTTGCGCATCGAGTTGCGCTTCTTCAACATCAGGGTAATGGGTTGTTACCGCAAGACGGCGCTCAAGCTTCTCAATCAACTGCTCTTTGGTAAATTTGTTCATGCTGCACACTCCTGTTTAACACCCATGCGCTGGCATGCGGCCTGAAAAATGTCTGACTCCTTCTCGATCCCGATGAAAGCGCGCCCGAGCTCCTGACAGGCAACGCCGCTGGTACCGCTTCCCATAGTAAAATCGAGCACCAAATCGCCGGGATTGCTGTAGGTTTCGATGATGTATTTCACCAGCGCCAGCGGCTTCTGCGTCGAGTGGAAATTCCCGATCTGCTTATCGCTCGAGAAGAACTGAACATCGCGCGGGTACCGCTTTGTCGAATCGTATTCAGTCAGCGTCAGCGCCTTCCCGTAGCACTCCGAATTAACGGTCTTCCGCTTACTGGTCTTGCGGGTATGGCCCTCAGTCATCTGCGGGTTATACGTCGGCTGGCGGCGGTAAAACACCTCGATATTTTCATGCGCGCGCAGCGGCTGCTTTTTGGCATTCAGGAAGCCAGTGGCGTTACCTTTCTCCCAAATCCATTCAGAGCGCCAGTGCCGTAAGTTGCTGGCAACCAGCACGCTGGTAAACGGCTGGGCTGAAAACAGGACGATTGCCGCCGTCGGCTTGGCGATGCGATAGAGCTGCTCCCACATCAGCGATAAGTCGAGAACCGAATCCCAGCGGCACTGCGTGGTGCCGTAGGGGATGTCAGCACATACCAGATCGACAGAACCATCGGCAATCGTCGGGAAGATATCGAAGCAATCAGCATTGTGCAGAATGACGCTCATGCTGTACCGCCTTCGATCGGCTTAATTGTTGCCAGCTTCAGACGCCGGGATGTAAACGGCGCGCCACTGCGGCGGCCGTCTTCCTTGCGATAGGTTTCACGCTGGCCAACGCACCAGGTGGTCGGCGTCTCATGCAGCTTCACGGTCTTCTCGCCGTCCTTGATGATGATGGTACCGGTATGGGTTTTGACTTTGCTCATTTTGCCGCTACATGATGAAGTGTTGAAACAACCTCTCCGGCGTTACGACGGGCGTCTGCCGCCAGCCGGTCACGCTCGCTCAGTGATTCGCATAGCGCGGCTCGGGTTACATCAAGTCGCGTAGCCAGTTCGGTGACCAACTTCGCTGACTCCGGTGGTAGTGACCGGGCAGCCTGGTGTGCTTCAGCCACTAACTGTCTTGTGGTCAGGCGCATTTGCGGATCCCCATCAGCTCGTTGAACCGGGCCATGAACAGACCGTAGGCTTGCACCGGGCGTAGCGGAATGACGGTAAACAGGTCTGTTGGCGGTATACCGATGAGAACGGGCCACACAGTGCCGTCGTCGATGTCCAGATCGCGGCGTTCGGTACCGAGCATGACCAGATCGGCATATTTGACGGTGGGGTGCTGGTGGGCCGGCAGTCCGAACTTCTCGCGGATCACGCCATCCGCATACGCTTCGACACGACGGTAGTCAGGCAGAATACGCTTCAGCGGTGCAGGAATATCCTGGACGTAGGCTTCAGCTGCATCATGCAGCAGCGCTTCGAGCGCGAACTCTGCGGGAACCAGCTGGCTCACCAGCACCGAATGCTGCGCAACGCTGTAGAACTCCGGCAGGTGGCCGGCAAAGCGGCAGATGTGGGAAAGGGCCGTGGCGATATCCTCGATCACGATATCTTCGTGATGAATATCGAGGTAGTTAATATGCTTCCCGGACAGTGTTTGAATATATGACATTACGTGTTCTCCATTAATACGCGCTGCACCGCGCCTGATTTTTGGTTGAGCGAATCCCTCGCCTGCTGGCGATCGTTAATTTAATTTCGCTTCACTAAATGCCCCTGATACGGGGCATTTAAGGCAACGTAATTAAGCGCTGAAAGAACCGATAAAGGTTTCCACCTGGCTGTCTTTGAACTTCTCGACCAGCAGATCACGGAACTCGGTGGCCATATCTTCCTGCTGGGCTTCCAGCTGGACAATGCGCAGCACCAGAGTAGGGCGATCGCCGCCGATGATGCTCAGCCGCAGTTTGAATGGACGCTCCGCCAGGCCTTCGAACGGCACGCAGCGAAACTCGAACGCCACCGGCATGATGTCCTGCGTGCGAGCTTCAACGCTTTCCATCAGAGAACGCTTACCGCTGAAGTCCTGATCCTCATAGTCCGCTTTCTGGATGGACTCGATAGTGATTTTGCGGATCGCTGCTGCTGATTTTTTGGCGTCAATAACCTCGCCGTCGGCATCAAAGCCGGTCAGATTTTCTGCCCAGTCTTCCAGCCACTCGGCCAGCTCTTTCTGGGAGTGACGATCGCCATTGATGGCCAGCAGGGAGGCAAACGGGGCGGTCTTTTTCAGCGCCAGCTGCGCGGTGTTGTCTGCATGTCCTGGGCTTTCGATTGTGCCGAGGTTGAAGACCGCTGCGGCGCGCATATCGTCGGCGTTGATAAAGCAGCGGCTACCTTCATCAGCGTAGCCAGTGGAATAGCGCGTAAAGTCTTCAATACTGGCGGTTACCATCTTACCGCGGAAGCGGTAGCGCTCCATGCAAAGCGATTCCAGGCTCTCAATGCGGACTCCCTGCGGAACTACAGCAGCAGGGCAATCCACACCTTCAAGTTTCTCTTCCATGTAGCGGGAGAGTGTCAGATCGCTAATTTTTTCGATCGCAGTACCGTCTAAAGAGTGGGACATGGTGTTTCCTTAACGTGGGTGAATGGTAGGTTACTGCTGCGAACGCAGCTTCGCATCCGGATCGCCTTTGAGGCTGAACAGCTGCCCCTGGTCTTCCTGCAGGATGGTCAGCTTGCCGCCGCGGTTGACGTACATCGGCGTTTCGGTGCTGTCCTCTTCTGAGGATTTACCGCGAGGGGTAGGGCGCACATAAGCAAGCTTGTGCTTGATCATCACGCGCTTCTCTTCGACAGAGTTGCTCATGCGGTCCAGCTCAAAGGTCAAAGTAACTTTCCCCTTCTGGCCGTTGTTCAGCACGCCGAAGGCGACTTCACTCAGCGCTACGGCGATCTTGTTCTGGAACACGCCTCCATCCAGCTCGCCCATAAACTCGGGCACATCGGTCAAACGTTCATTACTCATCGGCTTACCCTCTGAAGGCGGCTGCCACCGCCAGTTAGTTTCTCCACACAACACAGGAGAGCACCTGCGGTTAGGAAGCCGCCCGGGTGGATTGGGTTATGAGCCCGTCACCCGGTGATGCTCTCGTGTGTTGCGTAAAAAAGGGGCGGTACCAGCCAGCAAGGGATAACAACTGGTACCGCCAAACAACTACCACGCTTGCTACTTTTGTTATTTTGGTTGTGACACCAGGTCGCTACCCCGCTTACTTCCCGCCGCTCTGTTTTGGTATTGGCCGTCAGTTGCTACGGCTCAGCCGATTCTCGGGTCTTTGCGTCGGCCGGCGCTGCAGTTCGCTCGAACACATCACAACTGGAAGCGCACTCCGCTGTTTTCACGCCTGTCACCCATAACTGGTTTGAAGGAGTGCGCTTCCATGTTGTGTGCCTGTCTTTTCACCACTTCAGGCTCGGTGGTATCCTTACAGGAGTTCAAACCAAGCAAGGAAAGTTCATGTCTAAACAAGACGATATCCCGGTATTTCCTGTAACAGGGTGGCAGGCTGGACCGTTACCCGGCTACGATGCGCTCGTGCTTAAATTCCAGTTTTTGTCATCACCAATGCAATCGATGGAATCAGCACAAGAGACTCAGTTTTTTGCAATAACCCCTGAGATGGCTGAGAGTTTGATTTCAGATTTGCAAAGGCATGTTTTGAACCTGAAAAATTCCGGCATTCAAAGCCCTCAAGCAGACAAGCACTAAGCTGCCATAGCTCTACCACCTCTTCTTTATCGAAGCACCGCTGCTCAACAGTGGTGCTGTTTAATGCCGACATGCCTCAACCCTCTCTGTCACGTCTACGTCATTAATTAGTACGTACGAGCCAGTTATCTTTTAGTTACCTTGCTTGCCTTTGAATGTACCTTTAGTTACAAAGAAGATCAAGTGATGGGTGTACTTTATGTTACCTTGAGGGGTAAAAAAAATGCCAACTTGAAAGCTGGCATTCAAAATTAGTGACTTAGATATTCTGGGTTATTTGAACAACCTTACCAACGATCCGGCAATTGCCATCAATAGGTAATGGTTTGAATGCGGGGTTAAGAGGCATCAAATACGAGAATGGGCTATCCCATACTAACTTTTTCACTGTTGCTTCAGCTGAACCATCCAGTATGGCGACTACAATCTTGCCGTATAAATCCTCTAATTGCCCGTAGTGTGGCTCAACAATTACGATGGATCCTTCTGGAATGGATGGCAACCCATGGGGGTTGGTCATCGACTCCCCGCGAACTACCAGACCGAATACTTCATCAGAAACGTTTGCTGTGGTTTGCGTCCATGAAATCACGTCATTAAGCCTTGAGCATGCATAAGTATCAGTCCACATTCCCGCTTGAACAGCTGAGATTATTGGGACGGCTGTTGGTGCTTTTAGGAATGGGATAACTTTGGTGTCATCATGCCGCTCCTCGCCCTTTCCATAAAGAATCCACTCTGGGCTCGTTTGCAACGCCGTTGCTAGCTGATGAAGATTCTCACCATCAGGCTTTGTTGTGCCGCTTTCCCACTTAGTGACGGACACACGACTAACCCCAAGTCTTTTAGCAAGAGCTTGTTGTGTTATGTCGAGCTGGACGCGCCGGGATCTGATTCGGTCTTTCATCTCTGTTTTCATGTAACCAATGTTACATATAACTCCTGTAACTGTTGTTTGCTATTTAATGTACCTTTTGTTACCTTTGGTGCGTAAGTTAACCAGGAGGAACTATGCGTAAATCAGAAGTCATTGAGCACTTTGGTGGCGTTGCCAAAACCGCCAGCGCTCTCGGGATTTCACATCCAGCTGTGTGTCGCTGGGGAGAGATCATCCCACAAAAGCAGGCTTTTGTTATTGAGCGGATCACTAAAGGCAAACTCAAGTACGACGCGACCCTTTATCAAAAGTTTACTGATTCAACAGATTGAATTTAACCACAGAGAAAAGAGGTGAGCCGTGGGTATACAACCCGAATGGAAAGTAGATAAGCAGCCAGCCTGGCTGGTGGCAGCTATCAAAAAGACAATCACAGAACTGCCTGGCGGGTATGCCGAAGCCGCTGAGTGGTTGGGCGTTACGGAGCATGCCTTGTTTAACCGGCTTCGCACCGATGGCGATCAGATCTTCCCGCTTGGGTGGGCGCTGGTTCTTCAGCGAGCTGGTGGTTCGAACTATATCGCTCATGCAATAAGCCGCGCATCTGGCGGACTGTTCGTGCCTATGCCTGAGGTAGAGGATTTTGACAACGGCGATATCAACCAGCGCCTGCTTGAGGCGATCGAGCAGATTGGTCGTTATTCCCAAGAGGTTAGGGCAGCAATTGAGGATGGAGTAATCGAGTCGCACGAGCGTTCTGCGATTGATAGCGAGCTTTACAGGGCGATCGCGAAGCTTCAGGAACACACGTCACTTGTCTATCGCGTTTTCTGCGCGCCGGAAAAGAGTGACGCCCGCGAGTGTGCAGCTCCGGGCGTCGTGGCGTGTCGTAACAGTGGAGAAACTAACGCATGAACAGTTTAACGGCAAAGAACCGCTTACCGCAACTTCGGATGATCCCGGTGCCGGGCCTTCCGCTGTTTCGGTATGAACGCAGAGTAGCAAACCGCTGGGTGGCATGTAACCACAGCCGCGCCACTGCAATTGTGGGTGTGTACTACCGGAGGGCAAAGGCCTTATGCGCGAACTCGACCGCTGGTTTAAAGACCGCCGGGGGATCCCCGTTCGCGTCATCCGCTGGGAACCAGAAGTGCAGCGCGTTATCTACCTGCGTTCTGGCTACCCACATGAGTGCTCAAGTCCGCTCCAGGTCTTCAAGCGCGATTTCAGGGAAATTGAGGTAAGTCCAGATGAGCATGGAATTAATGGTCAGAGCCATGAAAGCAAAAGTGGGTAACCCGCTGCGCAAGCTCGTGCTGATCAAACTAGCTGATAACGCCAGTGATCAGGGCGAATGCTGGCCCTCCGTTCCCTATATCGCAGAGCAATGCGAGATATCGGAGCGCTCTGTGCAAAACCATATCAAACAGCTGGTTGAGGATGGTCTGGTATCGGTTGAAGTCCGCAAGGCGGCCACAGGTCTGAACCGTACCAACGTTTATAAACTCAACCTTCCCAGTGGTGCAAATGCTGCACCCTCTGGCGCACGTCCTGCACCGGGTGGTGAATCTCCTGCACCAGGTGGTGAATCTGCTGCACCGGTTAGTGGTGCAGGAGCTGCACCCGGAACCAGTCAGTTCTCTGAACCAGTCAATGAATCAGTCAATGAAAACTTATTTGATCTGGCCTGGGCGTTATATCCGAAGCGGGCAGGTGGTAACTCGAAAAGTGCTGCGCTGAAAGCCTGGGATGCCCGCGTTCGTGAAGGGGTGCCGCCTCTCGTCATGCTGGAGGGTGTGAAGCGCTATGCCGGGTTTGTTGCTCAAACAGGCAAGACCGGTACCGAGTTTGTCAAACAGGCCAAAACCTTCTTCGGCCCTGACATGCACTACGAAGACGACTGGATGATTCCAGCCAGTTCCGGCATCAAAGAGGATCCGCTTTTTAAATCCAGCTATGTCGGCACCGACTATTCGCAGGGAGCCAAAGGCTTCCGGGTGGTGAACGGATGAGATACGGATCTGTTTGTGACGGTATTGCAGCCACACTGCCAGCCGAATCACCGTCACCGCGAACCTGGCAGCGCCCGTTCCTCAAGTGGGCTGGTGGAAAATACCACCAGTTGCCGGATATCGACCGCCTGATCCCTGCCGGGCAGCGCCTGATTGAGCCGTTTGTTGGTGGTGGTTCTGTGTTCATCAACTCCCGTAAGCACGACTCTTTCCTGCTTGCGGACGTCAACGCGGACCTGATCCATCTATACCAGATGCTGGCCGTGGTACCGGATGTCGTAATTCGTCACGCCCGCCAGTTGTTCAGCACAAGGAACAGCGCCGCAGGGTATACCGACGTCGCCGATGATTTTAACGGGCAGCTGCTGCCCGGGCCGGAACGCGCCGCCGCTTTCCTGTACCTGAACCGGCATTGCTTCAACGGGCTGATCCGCTACAACCTCGCCGGAAAGTTCAACGTTGGCTGGGGCAAATACCCCAATCCATATTTCCCTGAAAAAGAGATCGAGGCGTTCACTGCGCTGGCGAGCAACTGCGTGTTCATGAATGCCGGGTTCCGCCGCACGCTTTCTCTGGCTGGCGAAGGCGATGTCGTTTACTGCGATCCGCCGTATGAGCCGCTGCCGGGTACCAGCGGGTTCACCAGTTATGCGCCAGGCGGTTTTGGCTGGGAAGACCAGGTCACCCTGGCAGAATGTTGTGTAGCCGCCCACCAGCGGGGTGCCAGAGTGGTGATCAGCAACTCATCAGCGCCCCGCATCATTGATCTGTACCAGCAGCACGGCTTTGAACTCAACTACGTCCGCGCCCGGCGCGCGATATCCAGTAAATCCAGTACACGCGAAACCGTCAGCGATATCGTTGCGGTTCTGTAGGGGGTAGCAGTGGTCAATAAATTATTAACGGTGCGCCAGCAGGAGGTTTTCGATCTGCTGGTGAAATACCAGAGCGAGCACGGTTATCCGCCGACTATCTCAGAACTGTCCCGCCTGATGGGCGTGGTGTCGCCGAATGCGGCCGCCCTACAGTTGCGTGCGTTGCAGCGCAAAGAGGCAATAACGATAGTCCCGGGCGCGCATCGCGGCATAAAAATCAACAGCCAGACATCGCAGCTGATCCCGGAGGGTAAATGAAACTGGTGCTGCCGTTCCCTCCGAGCGTAAACACCTACTGGCGCGCCCCGAATAAGGGGCCGCTGGCCGGTCGCCACCTCATCAGCGCCAAAGGGCGTGCGTACCAGAGCGATGCCTGCGCTGCGATCATTGAGCAACTGCGCAGATTACCGAAGCCCAGCAGCGCGCCAGCGGCGGTGGAGATCGTTCTTTTCCCGCCGGACGCGCGGCGCCGCGACATCGACAACTATAACAAAGCGCTGTTCGATGCGCTGACCCACGCAGGCATCTGGGAGGACGACAGCCAGATTAAGCGAATGCTGGTGGAGTGGGGGCCGGTAACGCCCAAAGGCAAGGTTGAGATAACGATCGGCCTGTATGCATAGACAGTGGGGGTGTTGAAAATTATGCAAATCAGCAGTAATGTCAAAAAGTACAAGCGAAGCGGGCGTGCAGGCCTCTCGCAATACAATCAGTGGAGAACAAAATGAGTCAATTACTCGTAATTGACGGCGTTTCCGTACGCCGTGATATTTTTGGGCGTTACTGCCTTAACGATCTTCATCGTGCTGCTGGCGCTCAGGATAAGCACAAGCCAGCGTTCTGGCTTCGCAACGAACAAACTGAACAATTAATAAGCGAGTTGCAAATTAGCAACTCGGAAACGCCGGACCCGGTCAGCGTTATCCGCGGCGGCAAAGAGCAGGGCAGTTACGTCTGTAAAGAGCTGGTCTACTCCTACGCGATGTGGATCAGCCCGCAGTTTAGCCTGAGGGTGATCCGTACGTTTGATGCAGCTGTAAATCAGCCTGCCACTCTTCAAAGCCAGGCGGCAGATAAGATGCAGGCAGGCGTCATCCTGCTCGATTTTATGCAGCGATCTCTTAACCTCTCCAATTCCTCTGTTCTCGGTGCATGCCAGAAGCTGCAGGATGCTGTTGGTCTGCCGAACCTTGCCCCGCAGTACGCCATTGACGCACCAGCCGGTGCGCCTGATGGCTCCAGTCGCCCCACGCAGTCGCTGAGCGCTCTGCTCAAAGCAAACGGCATCCGAATGTCGGCTACGCTGGCTTACCAGCAGTTGGCCAAGCTGGGGATCGTCGAGCATAAGGAGCGTCGCAGCCGTTCGGGTGTAAATGGTATTAAGCGCTTCTGGGCGATGACAGCTAAGGGTTGTATGTACGGCAAAAACATCACCAGTCCGGCGAACCCGCGCGAGACGCAGCCGCATTTCTTCGAATCAAAATTTCAGGAGCTGTTGCGCCTGCTCGAAACCGTGCATTGAGGTGTCTGTGAGAGCGTTACTAACCCCTGTCGTCGTAAAAGAGTTCGGGATCGTGGCGTTCCGGCCTGGTCCTGAGCTTATGCCGCATTTCCAACGTGGACGCATTCTTCTGGAGAACGAGCCGGAGCGCCTGGCGGGTCTTCCAGCCGGAGAGCTCCCGGCGGCGCGGCAGCCGCTGGCGGAGGATCCGGCAATGGTGCCCGTGTTTGAGCATGCCGATGTGATTAAGCGGGCTGGTGGCCTGTCATGTCTTGAAGCCTGGCTGATGCGGGAATCCGGCTGTCAGTACCGGCACAGCGACTATCACCACCACGAAATGGTCACCATGCGGCATACGCCCGGCGTGCTGCGGCTGTGCTGGGCCTGCGATATCCGGGTGCGGGAGCAATTTACTAACGAACTGGCGGGCATTGCGCGGGAGAACCTGGTAGCCTGGCTACTGTCAGTTGTTCGCGCCGGGCTGGGTTTCGATGATTCGCACGCCGTGACCCTGCCAGAACTATGCTGGTGGCTGACGCTCAACAAGCTGGCGCACGCCATCCCTGAGACGGTGGCGCGCAAGGTCCTGCGTATTCCGGCAGAGAAAGTGCAGTCGGTGACGCGTGAGGCTGACATTGTGCCGTCGGTACCGCCCACCAGCATTGTAGAGGAGGCGGTTAAAAAGGTGCTGGCGCTGCAGGTGGATCCGGAGACGCCCGAATCCTTCATGTTGAGGCCAAAGCGCCGACGCTGGCAAAACGAGAAATACACCCGCTGGGTAAAGGCGCAGCAGTGCGTATGTTGCCAGAACCCGGCAGACGACCCCCACCACCTGATCGGCCACGGCATGGGTGGCATGGGCACCAAAGCGCATGATTTGTTCGTGATTCCGCTGTGCAGAGCGCATCACGACGAATTGCACGCTGACGCTGTGGCATTTGAAGCGAAGTACGGCACGCAGCCGGAGCTGCTGTTGAAAACATTAGACCGGGCGCTGGCCATCGGCGCACTGGCGTAGACGGAGTGGAGAACGCTATGAATCTGGACGGAGTTTTAAAGTTTTTTGCACCGAAAGGGATGCACATCTCTGATAGCGTGCGCGCAACCGCGGGCGATCAGTTAACGGTAACCGACATCATGGCGGCGCTGGGCATGACCCAGGCCGACGCCGAGATCGGTTTGGCTATGTACCTGGGGAAGGCAGGTATCAGCCCACAGGATAAAGAAGCCGCTATCAACTGGCTGACGGAGTACGCCAAGCAGCACGCACCAATGGCGGTACGCAAAGCAGCTGGTAAAAAGTTTCCTCTCTGCATGCGGATCCTCGCCAGATTCGCATTCAAGGATTACGCCTCATCAGCTGCTGACAGTACCGATTGCCAGAAATGCCGGGGCAAGGGCTTCATTACCAGAACCAGCGTGATCACCAAAAGCCATTACACGATGCGCCTACCTCAATTCGCCAAGGATCTGGGCCAGTCCCCGTCTGATTTTGAAGTCTTCCGCGAGATAGAGGATGTTGACCACCAGCTGTGTGGCAAGTGCAACGGTACCGGGCAGATCAGTAAGCGCTGCCAGTGTGGCGGATCTGGTCAAACCCTCGACCGCAAGCAAACCGAATTGCAGGGCGCTCCAGTATATAAGGAGTGCAAACGCTGTGAGGGGCGAGGGTACAGCAGGCCGAAATCATCCGTGGCGTATCGCGGCGTTCTAGCCGAACTGGACAGTCTTCCTGATCGCACCTGGCGATATAGCTGGAAGCCGTTTTATGAAAGCCTAGTGACGAAGTGCTTTCAGGAGGAAAGCAACGCAGACGCGGAACTCAAAAAAGTAACAAGGATGCAAAGTTTGCTCTAAATATCATATTTTCGCATCACGTTACTTGCAATGTTGCCGTTTTTGTGTAAATTTGACGTTAACGATGGGCATTGTATGTTCAAGGTTAAAGTTTAATTTGAAACCTCGCTTCGGCGGGGTTTTTCGCTTCTGAGGCCACCGTTTGGTGGCCTTCTCTATTTCAGGCTCTCGGACCTCCATCACTCGTTTTGACGTTAATTTATCCGGAGAGCCTGAACCCTAACAACACAGCACCCGCTAACAGCGAGGTGAGAGAAATGTCCCGTATGAGCAAACTTGTCACCGGAGTCGCCCTCGGCACCTCAGGAGGAACCATCCTGAACGGCGTCCTCACAAAACTGAGTCCTGACGAATGGAGCGCCATCGGCGTACTGGCTGGTATTGCCGGGATAATCGTTACAGGACTCATTAACTGGTATTTCAAACGCAAGGTCGCTAATGCGCAGGTTAAGGCGCTGGAGAAATACGGCCCGGCGGTGAAAGTTGGAGAAGACTGATATGCCAATGACCAGTAGTCTGCGTAACAAACTCATCGCCGCTGCTGGTGGTGGTGCAATGCTGATCGCCTCCCTGTTTCTCGGCGGGCAGGATGGTGTAGAAGGGCGGAAATACGAAGCATATAAAGACGTCGCCGGGGTGTGGACTGTCTGCGACGGCCACACAGGACGGGATATCGTCAGAGGGAAGCAGTATACCGATCGCGAATGTGACCAGCTGCTATGGAAAGATCTCCAGCCAGCAAAGCGAACGGTAGACAATCTGGTTAAGGTGCCGCTTGGCGAGTATCAGCGCGCCGCGCTCTACAGCTTCGTCTTTAACGTTGGTTCTGACGCGTTCTCGAAGTCAACGCTGCTGCGCAAGCTGAACAAAGGTGATCACGACGGAGCGTGCGAAGAAATGCGCCGCTGGGTTTACGCTGGTGGCATGAAGTGGAAAGGCCTCCAGAACCGGCGAGAGATGGAGCGCTCAATGTGCCTGGCGGAGAGTAAAAATGACCTCTAAAGCCTGGCTGATAATCGGCATCGAGCTGATTTTATCCTTGTTGGTTATTCACCTTCTGCTCGGTCAGGTGCTTGATGAGACGAAGCGAGCCGACGCCGCCGAGCAAAACCTGAAACTAGCAAACGCCACCATCACCGACATGCAAACCCGTCAGCGTGATGTCGCTGCACTGGATGCCAAATACACCGGAGAACTTCAGGATGCAAAAGCCACTATCGATCAGCTTGAGCGCGATGTTGCTTCTGGCAAGCGTCGGTTGCAGCTCAACGCCAAATGCGTCACGAACGGAGCGCCCGACGCCACCGGCATGGATGATGGCACCGGCCCCCGACTTACTGACTCCGCTGAACGGGATTATTTCACCCTCCGAGAGCGAATCGAAACCGTTACCAGCCAGTTAAACGGCCTGCAGGCTTATGTGCGAGAGCAGTGCCTTAAATAACAGAGAGGATTTATGACTCACATCACCGACTATGAACGCCGCCGCCGGGAAGAAGATGAGCGCCGCCGCCGTCAGGCTGAGAGCAGCTCTTCATCTGGCCTGCTCAACCCGCTTAACCCAGCCAGCCCGCTTAGCCCGATCTGGTCTGACTCTTCCTCCTCCTGTGATAGCGGCAGTAGCTATGACAGCGGATCGGGAAGTTGCAGCAGCGATTAAGCATCACAAGGCGCTTTCAAGCAGAGCGCCTGATGATGTTCTCCACTCTGCACAACACGGTTAGCCACGCTGTGAAGCGTCACGAAGCTGGCCCATCAACCCACAGGTAAATCAATGAACGAAGCAAAACCGCAGGATGGCAGCACCGTTAAGGGCTACCGCACGTTAACACCTGGCGACATTGAGCGTATGAACCGCCTGAAAGGAGTAAGCCGCCATTTCTGCAGCCTGCTCGATACCGAACGCGGAGAGCTGCTGGCTGTCCGTAATGGGCCAGCAATGCTGAGCACTGAGCAGGCACGTGAGATTGATGACGCTATGCGCAGCCTGTCTATTGCCCGCACTAAAATGCAGGAAGCCTGTATGTGGGCTTGTCGAGCTGTTGCACGACCTGACGCAGATTGCTAGTCATTACAGAAGCTCTTCACTGAGGAGCTTCGATAATGCTTTTTCAATATATATTATGCGGTTATTCTGAGTGTCCCCTATACGTAAGGAGATGCTCACGATGGATTTAACCCCCTTGGACTCTTGGTTAAAAGTAGATACTTGGGATACCCACCACCCTAGCGATCAAGAGCGGTTCTACAAATCAGTGTATAAATTGATTACATCAAACGACAAGCCGGTAGAGTCGCAGTATGTAAAAAACTATATTCTTGATTCTAAAAATAAAATAAAGAATCAAGAGCATGTTGAAAGAGTTGCAGAAATTTATACTGAAAAGTATGACATTATTTACAGTTTCTTATTTGAGAACAGAATAACGCTCGACTGATTAAAGCACTGTTTATTGAAAACCGCCTCCGGGCGGTTTTTATGGCTTAAAAACTAATATCCCCTCTAGCGGATAAATCGTAATTATACCCTGTAGGGGATAAAATACAGCCTCGTTTATGCGAGGTTTTTTTATGCGCCTCGTACGCGCAACAAAGAGAGTCTTTCAGCCGTGAGCTTGGGGATCCGCTTCTCTCATGCGGCTGTCCCGTACGACAGGCTCACATCTAAAAGGAAACAACTATGGACAATAAAAAGTCGGAGCCTTTAGCGGGCTTATCGTTCGGCTATCTCTTGCGTATACAGGACGCTATTGCTGACCAGCTTGACCATTTAAAATACTGCTGGGAGCAAAGCCATGGTGCATCTTCAAAAGGGAAAGTGCCCGTTATTTTCTTAGGCGATCGCTACACCGTGTTTGCTGGTGGGTATACGCCTGAGGAGATTAAAGATGCGATCCAACGCATCCAGGCCGGACGCAAAGATGCAGCCAGAGTTGAGCTATCTGAAGACATGCGTGAAGCGGCGGTGGACGCTGTGCGCAACAGCGATCTGTTTGTATCCCTCAGGGCTGAGATGATCGGGCAGGCGGCATCAATCGACAGCCTGAAATCGGCTGTTCATGATGCTATCCGCAACGCAACACAGCCCGGTGGCCTGCTCTATGGTAAGCGCTAATGCCAGCCGCAATCCCTCGCGCCTGTCGTAAGCGCGGGTGCTCCGGCACCACCACTGACCGTTCCGGCTACTGCGAAACCCACCGTAATGAAGGATGGCAGCAGCATCAGCGCGGCCTGAGTCGCCACCAGCGTGGCTACGGCAGTAAGTGGGACATCATCCGCGTCCGCATCCTTAAGCGTGATCGACACATCTGCCAGCAGTGCCTGCGCAACGGCAGGCCACGCCCTGCGGAAACGGTCGACCACATCATCCCGAAAGCTCACGGCGGCACAGACGACGACAGCAATCTCGAATCGCTGTGCTGGCCATGCCACAAGCGCAAGACCGCAACGGAGAGAACCCGATGAGCTATACGCGTTGCACCTACTGCGGCTCGACGCTGCACACCGTGGCGAACTGCCCAAAGACATGGGGAGGTTCAGCCCGCCGTGCGAACCTGCGCTGCGGTTACTGCGGCCAATCAGGACATAACTCCAGCGCCTGTCCGCACAATGCCAGCAGCGCGCGGCGGCGCAACCTCAGCGATGACTTTCACCTCGACTGAATGAAAGCTAAATAATTTCAAATGCAATCATTTCCGGGTGAATGATATCGATTCTAATCAACAGGGGAGGGCGGGTCGAAAGTTCAGGCCCCTGCCTGCTAAGGACCGCCGCCTCAGTCAGATTTTTACACCCGCGAAATATAAAATTTAACTGGAGCGTCTATGGCTGGAGCGACGGGCCGATCCGGACGCCGCGCCAAGCCGACCGCCCGGAAGTTGCTGGCAGGTAATCCGGGTAAGCGCGCCCTCAATAAAGAAGAACCTTCCTTCACGCCCATAACCGGCGTTGAACCGCCCGAGTGGCTCAGCGAATCCGCTGCGACAATGTGGAGAATGGTCTCTAAAGAGCTGTGTGCGCAGGAGGTTTTGTGCGCCACGGATTTACACAACCTCGAAATGTTTTGTGTGGCCTATGCCAACGCCCGCGCTGCGCAGGTAGACGTTGCTAAAAATGGAATCACCGTAACCGGCGCTATGGGCGGTGTGATCAAAAACCCGGCGCTGACCGTGCTGAATGAAGCAATGCGGCAGATGGCCTCCTTCGGAGGCATGCTCGGGCTGGACCCCAGCAGCAGGCAGCGCCTGATTGGGGCTAATAAAAAACAGTCGGATAATCCTTTTAAAAATCTATGACACGCAAAGCCTACCCCAACGTGAACGCCGCAAATCAGTATGCCCGCGACATCGTCCGGGGGAAAACTGTGGCGTGCCGCTACGTCATCGATGCGTGCCAGCGGCATCTCGATGATCTGGCGAAAGAGAAAACGAAGAAGTTTCTCTACCGGTTCGATAAAGACCTGGCAGAAAAGGCGGCAAAGTTTATCCAGCTCCTGCCGCATACGAAAGGCGAATGGGCCTTCAAACGCATGCCCATCACCCTGGAGCCGTGGCAGTTGTTTATCGTCTGCTCGGCGTTCGGCTGGGTGCGGAAGGGTACAAAGTTGCGGCGGTTCCGTGAGGTCTATACCGAGATCCCGCGCAAGAATGGTAAGTCAGCAATCTCCGCCGGGGTGGCGCTGTTCTGCTTCACCTGTGACGACGAGTTCGGCGCGGAGGTTTACTCGGGCGCCACGACGGAAAAGCAGGCCTGGGAAGTATTCCGCCCGGCGCGCCTGATGTGTAAACGTACCCCGGCGCTCTGTGATGCCTTTGGCGTGGAGGTGAACGCTTCCAACATGAACCGGCCGGAAGACGGTGCCCGCCTTGAACCCCTGATCGGCAACCCCGGCGACGGAGCATCTCCGAGCTGCGCGATTGTGGATGAATACCACGAGCACGATACCGATGCTCTCTACACCACGATGCTGACAGGTATGGGCGCCCGGCGTCAGCCGCTGATGTGGGCCATCACCACCGCAGGCTACAACATTGAGGGGCCGTGCTACGACAAGCGCCGGGAAGTTATCGAAATGCTGAACGGCACGGTACCTAACGATGAGCTCTTCGGTGTGATTTACACGGTTGATGAGGGTGACGACTGGACCGATCCGGCGGTGCTGCGCAAAGCGAACCCCAACATGGGGATTTCGGTCTACAGCGATTTCCTGCTGAGCCAGCAGAAGCGGGCCATGAACAACGCCCGGCAGGCCAACGTTTTCAAAACCAAGCATCTGAACATCTGGGTATCAGCCCGGGCGGCTTACTTCAACCTGGTCAGCTGGCGCAACTGCGAGGATGAGACGCTGACGCTCGAGCAGTTTGAGGGGCAGCCTTGCTATCTTGCGTTCGACCTGGCGCGAAAACTCGACATGAACAGCATGGTGCGGATCTTTACTCGTGATATTGACGGCAAGCGGCACTATTACTGCATAGCACCCAAATTCTGGGTGCCCTATGACACGGTATACAGCACCGACACCGATCATCAGCGTACTGCTGAACGCTTCCAGAAGTGGGTGAATTCCGGCCACCTGGAGGTAACCGAAGGTGCAGAGATCGACTACCGCGTCATCCTGGAGGAAGCGAAGGCGGTCAACCGGCAGAACCCGGTAGAGGAATCGGCCATTGATCCCCACGGAGCCACTAACCTGTCCCACCATCTGGCCGATGAGGGGCTCAGCCCGATAACCATCGTCCAGAACTACACCAACATGTCGGACCCGATGAAGGAGCTTGAGGCGGCGATAGAAGCCGGGCGGTTCCACCATGACGGCCATCCCATACTGACGTGGTGTATTTCTAACGTGGTGGGCAAGCACCTGCCTGGTAACGATGACGTTGTGCGGCCCATCAAAGAGCACAGCGAGAATAAAATTGACGGGGCCACCGCCCTAATCATGGATATCGGCCGGGCCATGCTGCCGGAAACCCGACAGGATCTTAACGGCTTCTTTGAAAATCCCATCATGGTAGGTTTCTGATGAATAAAAATAAGCAGCCGGGCAAGGTAAAAAGCGCCTTGCTCAACTGGCTGGGCGTGCCCATCAGCCTGACTACCGGGACGTTATGGCAGGAGTGGTACGGCACAAGCAGCAGTGGCAAAGCGGTTACAGCGGATAAAGCGATACGGCTTTCAGCGGTCTGGTCCTGCGTCCGGCTCCTCAGCGAGTCGGTTTCTACATTACCAGTCAAAATTTACACCCGGCAGGCCGATGGGTCGCGCAAGCTGGCGCAGGATCATCCTGTTTATCAGGTGTTGTGCCGCCGTCCGAACCTCGAGATGACGCCATCCCGATTCATGCTGATGGTGGTGGCGAGCATCTGTTTACGTGGTAATGCGTTCGTCGAAAAGCTCTTTATCGGCAGTAAGCTGGTATCGCTGGTGCCGCTACTACCACAAAACATGGTGGTGAAGCGGCTGGACACCGGCCGGCTTGAGTACACCTACACCGAAGACGGCAAGAAACGCGTTATACAGGAAAAGAACCTGATGCATATTCGCGGGTTCGGACTCGATGGTGTCTGCGGCATGATGCCGATGATGACAGGCCGGGACGTGATCGGCGCGGCAATGGCAGTTGAAGAGTCCGCGGCCAAGATTTTCGAGAACGGTCTGCAAAGCTCAGGATTTCTCTCTGCTGACGCAGCACTTGATAAGGATCAGAGAGAACGCCTTCGGAAGTATATGCAGGCGTTTACTGGCTCCAAAAACGCCGGGAAAATTATGGTGCTTGAGGGCGGGCTGAAATACCAGAATGTCACCATGAATCCAGAGGCGGCCCAGATGCTTGAGTCCCGCTCTTTCAGTATTGAGGAAATCTGCCGCTGGTTCCGCGTGCCACCGTTTATGGTCGGGCATACCTCGAAGCAAAGCAGTTGGGCATCGAGCCTGGAGGGGATGAATCTCCAGTTCCTGACGCATACGCTGCGCCCACTGCTGGTGAATATTGAGCAGGAGATCTCCCGTTGCCTGCTGAACGGTGAAGAGGACCTATTTGCCGAGTTCTCTGTAGAAGGGCTGCTGCGCGCAGACAGCGCTGGCCGGGCGGCGTACTACACCAGTGCGCTGCAGAACGGCTGGATGTCCCGCAATGACGTACGCCGACTGGAGAATATGCCACCTATCGAGGGGGGCGATATTTACACGGTGCAGCTCAACCTGACGCCGCTCGATGATCTTAAGCAGAACAGCCAGGCCGCACAGGCATTCGCGCTGCGGCAGGTCCATAACCACGTATTCCCCGATATTCCCTTCGAACAGTCACCGCTGAAACAGGCGGCTTAGGAGCATCCATGACGATTAAAAGCCTTCCGGCTGCGCCGGAGGGGCGACCTTTTGCGCGCGAAAAACCTGATCTGCCGGCTGCGGCAATGGAGCGCTGGAACGGAGGCATCCGCGCCGCCCGGGACGGTGACAACAGCATTTCTATCTTCGACGTGATCGGCGCTGATTACTGGGGGGGGGGGGTGACGGCCAGCCGCATAGCTGGCGCGCTTCGCTCGCTCGGCGGCGCTGACGTTACGGTTAACATCAACAGCCCGGGCGGCGACATGTTCGAAGGCCTGGCGATTTACAACCTGCTGCGTGAGTACGAAGGCAGAGTCACAGTTAAGGTTCTCGGCCTGGCAGCGTCTGCTGCGTCGGTTATCGCGATGGCCGGTGACGATGTGCAGATCGGCCGCGGCGCGTTCCTGATGATCCATAACTGCTGGGTATATGCGATGGGTAACCGTCACGACCTGGCACAGATCGCCGCGGATATGGAGCCGTTTGATAAAGCGATGAGCGATATCTACCAGGCGCGTAGCGGTCTCGATGCCGCTACCGTCGACAGGATGATGGACGGCGAAACCTATATCAGCGGCAGTGAAGCAGTGGAGAAGGGCTTTGCTGACAGCCTTCTCTCAGCTGATGAAATTGCCGACGATGACGACAGCCCGGCAGCTGCGCTGCGCAAGCTTGATGCCCTGCTGGCCAAAAGCAATACGCCGCGATCTGAGCGTCGAAAACTTCTTAAAGCCTTATCCGGCAGCAAGCCAGGCGCTGCTGCCACCCCTGAAGGTACGCCGAGCGCTACCACCATCGAAAACGAAACTATTGACCGACTGGAAGCCGCACTCAGCGGCCTGAAAGCGGCTGCCCAGTAAAACGGAGATGTTATGTCTGATGTAAATGAAATCCTGAAAAAAGTTAGCGCCAGCATTGAAGAGGCGACCGGCAAATTCAATGCCAAGGCAGAAGAAGCCCTGAAAGAGGCAAAGAAAAACGGCGAGCTGTCAGCGGCAACCAAAGATACTGTCGACAAAATGGCAGTTGAATTTAATGCCCTGAAAGATGCTGAGAAAACGCTTAAGGCGGCGCTCGGCGAGCTTGAGCAGCAGGTTGCTCAGATGCCGCTGGCGAATGCTGCAAAAGTGATCGAGACCGTCGGCCAGACCGTTATCAGCAGTGAAGCGCTGAAAGCGTTTGCGGCAAGCGTTGAAGGCGGGAAGCGCGTCAGCGTTCCGGTGAATGCTGCGCTGATCTCCACTGACGTGGCAACCGGTGTGGTTGAGCCTCAGCGCCTGCCTGGTATTGATACCGCGCCGAAGCAGCGTCTCTTCATCCGTGATCTGATTGCCCCGGGCCGCACCTCTGCGCCGGCCATCTTCTGGGTGCAGCAGACTGGCTTTACCAATGCGGCGAAGGTTGTGCCTGAAGGTACCGCCAAGCCATACAGTGATATCCAGTTCGCCACGCAGATCACCCCGGTGACCACCATTGCGCACATGTTCAAAGCGTCCAAGCAGATTCTGGACGATTTCGCTCAGCTGCAGTCCACCATCGATGCTGAGATGCGTTACGGCCTGAAATATGTGGAAGAGCAGGAAATTCTCTTTGGCGACGGTACCGGCGCGCACCTGAAAGGCATCGTGCCGCAGGCTTCTGCATACGACGCTGCCTTTACGGTTGAACAGCAGAACGGCATCGATGATCTGCGTCTCGCAATGCTGCAGGCGCAGCTGGCGCGCTTCCCGGCTTCCGGCCACGTCCTGCACTTCATCGACTGGGCGAAGATTGAACTCACCAAGGACACGCTGGGTCGCTATATCCTGGCAAATCCGGCGGCCCTGACCGGGCCAACCCTGTGGGGCCTGCCGGTGGTGGCGACCGAAGCAGCTGCATTCCAGGGCAAGTTCCTGACTGGTGCGTTTAACGCCGCGGCCCAGCTGTTCGACCGTGAAGATGCTAACGTTGTGATCTCCACTGAGAACGCCGACGACTTCGAGAAAAACATGATCTCGATTCGTTGCGAAGAGCGTCTGGCGCTGGCGGTTAAACGGCCGGAAGCGTTCATCTACGGATCCTTCACTGCGCCTGCTGCTGGTGGCGGTGCGTAAACCTTAATGGCGGCCTGCGGGCCGCTTTTCTTTTTCCTTAAAGGAGACAGCCATGAAGCTGATCGCTATCAAGCCCATCTACTTTGAAGGCAACGTGCTTACCGAAGGCACCGAGTTCGAGACGCTGGAGCAGCACGGCCGCGAGCTTGTAAACCGCGGTTACGCCGAAGAGCCCGGCGCCAGGAAGCCGGATACGGAAAAAGATCCTGAGCCGAAAGGCAAGGGTAAAGGCAAGTAAGGGGCGCGCATGCTGACCAAAGAGCAGGTTAAGCGCCACTGCAACATTGAGCAGGATTTTACGGAAGACGATATCTGGATCGCTACCAGTATTAAGGCTGCGGCGCGGTACGTCGAAACGTGGACCCGCCGCCGGCTTTATGACACTGCCGATGATCCTGACTATCTTGCTGACCCAGATCGGTTGCTTTATGGCGAAGATATCGAAATGGCTATGCTGCTGCTTATCGGTCACTGGTACGCAAACCGTGAAGCTGTAAACGTAGGTAACGTAACTTCTGCGCTTGCGTTCTCCACCGAAGCGCTTCTTCAACCCTACCGGATATATGGTGTATGAAAGCGGGACGACTACGACACCGGGTTACGTTACAAAAGCCAGCGTCTGGGCGCCTGCCTTCCGGGCAGCCTGCCACTGGCTGGGTGGATGTGGCTTCAGTGCGTGCTGAGGTCGCGGACGTGTCCGGCCGAGAGAGGATAGAGGGTGGGGCTGAGGTAAGCAGCACCACAACACGGATCTGGATGCGTCGCTATCCCGGCATTCTGGTATCCACAGGCTGGCGCGCCGTTCATCTGCCTCCAACCGGTAACGGCGAGATATACGACATTCAGTCGGCTATTTCTGCCGAAAACGGGACCCGCCTGGAGTTGCTTTGTGAGAAGGGGGTGAAGCAGTGATCTCAACGAGTCTTGATTTCTCCGGCCTGGCCGACATCGCTAAGGATCTGGAAACGCTCAGCCGGGCAGAAAATAACAAGGTTTTGCGTGATGCCACCCGGGCGGGCGCTCAGGTTCTGAAAGAAGAAGTAGAGAATCTCGCGCCAGTCAAAACAGGCAAAATGAAAAAAAACGTGGTGGTGGTGACCCAGAAAGGACGCCGCCGCGGCGAAATCGCTTCCGGCGTGCATATCCGGGGCGTTAACCCGGACACCGGCAACAGCGACAACAAAATGAAGGCCAGCAATCCGCGCAACGCTTTTTACTGGCGCTTCGTTGAACTCGGTACATCGAATATGCCTGCGCACCCCTTCGTTCGCCCGGCATTCGATACCCGGCAGGAAGAGGCTACGCAGGCAGCGCTGGCCCGCATGAATCAGGCCATTGATGAGGTGCTGGCGAAATGACAGAGGCTGACATCTATCAGCGGCTCAGTGCGCTGGCAGGCGGAAATGTTTTTCCGTACGTTGCGCCGCAGGGTACTACGGCACCGTGGGTGATTTATCTGCTCCCGGGTTCAGTCAGCGAGGATGTTTTCTGCGGTCCGGCAGAAACAGCAAGCACGGTTCAGGTTGATGCCTGGGCCTCGTCGATTGATGATGCCCGGGCGCTACGTGATCAGGTTAAAGCGGCTCTGGCCGATCTGCATCCTGTCGGACTGAACGAGATTAACGGCTACGAGCCGGATACCGGGCTTTACCGGGCCACGCTTGAAGTTCAGATCTGGCAATAACTCCACCCTTCATATTAACTCTGCCGCCTGCGGGCGGCTTTTTTATATCCGGAGATCATTATGTCCTCGTATTATGAAAAATCGCAGCTGACGAAAATCCTTATTTCGTCACTGCCAACGACCAGAGACGCAATGGAAACCGCCGTCTATCTCGATCTGAGCTGCACTCTCAAAGAAGCGCAGTTCACCGGCGGGCAAAAACAGGATATTGACGTCACCACGCTATGCTCCACTGAGCAGGAGAACGTTAATGGTCTCCCGGCCCCTTCGGAGATTTCACTGTCAGGTAATTTTTACCGTAATGCTGCGCAGGATGCGTTGCGTGATGCGTATGATAACGACACGGCTTATGGGTTCCAGATCATCTTTCCGTCTGGCAATGGATTTAAGTTCCTTGCAGAAGTTCGTCAGCACACCTGGTCTTCCGGTACTAACGGCGTGGTAGCAGCAACGTTCTCCCTGCGTCTGAAGGGGAAGCCGGTACCTATTGACCCGGCCCTTAAGCTGATCACTGATTTGCCCGCCGCACAATCTGTAGCGGTTGGGGCGCCGATCAGTATGGCGGTCGCCGCCGCTGGCGGTAAACTTCCCTACAGCTATGCCTGGAAGAAAGGTGGTGTCACCATCAGTGGGCAAACATCTGACACATTCAATAAATCCAGCGCTGTTTCGGGTGATGCGGGAGATTACACCTGCGTGGTCACTGATTCTTCTGCCCCGGTTAAGACAGTTACATCATCCACTTGTACCCTTACCGTCAATTAATGGAGATGCCGGGTTGGCCCGGCATGCATAACAGATGTCGCAAAATCTGAAAAAATTAGCCATGGCGAAGATGTCAGGCTTTCGTCATAAGACGGTGGCGGTTCCTGAGTGGGAAGGCGTCGAAGTTGTTCTTCGTGAGCCGTCTGGCGAAGCCTGGCTGCGCTGGCAGGAAGTAGTGAAAGTTGGTGCTGACGATGAAAATGTGTCTGTATCTGAAAAGGCCCACCGTAATCTTTGCGCTGACGTGGTTCTCTTCATTGACGTTCTGTGCGACACCGATAAGCAACCGGTATTCAGCGTCGACGAAGAAGAGCAGGTCCGCGAAATTTACGGCCCCGTGCATTCACGCCTGCTTAAACAGGCCCTTGACCTGATCAATAACGCGGAAGAAGCGCGGGAAAAGTCTCAACCCCTGGCGTAAAGTTCCTGATGTCGCTTGCGCTCCGCATGGGGCGCACGCTCTCAGAGCTTCGGCAGAGCATGACGGCAAGCGAACTTCTGATGTGGATTGAGTTCGACAGGCAAAGCCCTGTTGGTGATGTTCGTGGTGATATTCAGGCCGCACAGATAGTCTCTGCCGTTTACGGTTCTCAGGGGGTAAAGGTGCCTCTGGAAGATGCAATCCTGCGCTGGGATGGTGACGAGCAATCAGCACCTGAAGACCCCTTTGCTGGTCTTGAAGAGGCGCTTACTGCCGCGACTCAGTGACTTTTAACCCAGAAAATATTAGGATTCTTCAACTAATAATTCTGGGGTGCTAAAAATGGAAATATTGCTAGTTTCGATTGTTATTGGATTAATTCCAGCTTTAATTGCTCAAAGTAAAGGCCGTTCTTTCTTCGCCTGGTGGGTGTATGGAGCGCTCCTTTTTATTATTGCGTTTGTGCATTCTCTGGTTATAAAAAAAGATGTTGTTGCAGAAGAAAAAGATCTTATTGAAAACGAAGGTATGAAGAAATGTCCATTCTGCGCAGAGTTAATCAAAAGCGAAGCCATTAAATGTAAACACTGTGGTAGTGATTTGGCTGTCTCTTCACCACCGGCTAAGACAGATGAAGAATACCTCGAAGAGGCCAGGCAGAAGGTCTGGAAAAAATAACAACAAAACCGCTTCGGCGGTTTTTTTACGTCTGGAGTTAGACTAAATGGCAACCTTACGTGAGTTAATAATCAAAATTTCCGCTAACTCGCAATCATTCCAGACGGAAATTTCCCGCGCCTCTCGCATGGGGCAGGACTATTACCGCACCATGGAAAATGGCGGTCGACAATCCGCAGCCGCAGCGCGCGAAAGCGAAAGAGCATTATCCGACCTAACTGATGGATTTGCATCGGCAGGAAGGGCCGCCGCCGCCGCTACGGCAGCTTTTGCAACTGGTAAGCTTGTGCAGATTGCCGACGAGTGGAATTCTGTAAATGCGCGCCTTAAACAGGCATCATCTTCTGCTGATGATTTTGCAGTCTCTCAGCGGCAGTTAATGGAAATTAGCCAGCGAACCGGCACGGCATTTTCCGATAACGCAAACCTTTTTTCGCGTGCAGCAGCTTCAATGCGCGAATACGGGTATAGCTCTGATGAAGTCCTGAAAATTACCGAGGCTGTTTCAACCGGACTCAAACTTTCAGGAGCAAACACCCAGGAAGCAAGTTCTGTTATCACACAATTCAGCCAGGCGCTTGCGCAAGGCGTTCTTCGCGGAGAAGAATTTAACGCCGTTAACGAAGCAGGTGATCGCGTGATACGCGCACTTGCCGCAGGAATGGGCGTGGCTCGCAAAGACCTGAAAAGTATGGCTGATCAGGGTCAGCTAACTATTGATAAGGTTGTTCCTGCACTTATGAGCCAGTTGGGCTCATTGCAGGGTGAATTTGCAAACATGCCGCAAACCGTGTCCGGTTCACTGCAAAAAGTTACCAACTCATTCATGGCTTGGGTTGGCGGTGTCAACCAGGCCACTGGTGCTACCGATGCGCTGTCTGGCGGATTGGATAGCGTCGCACAGACGCTAGACTCTTTTACTTCCTCAGCGGTAAGTGGTGCTTTGAGTGACGTCGCTGACAATATGTCAACAATCACAACAGTTGCTGGTGCGCTTGTTGGTGTTGGTCTGGCAAGATATCTCAGTGGAGTGGCAACCAGTGCTACGAGTGCAACCGGCGCACTGATTTCTGCTGCCAAATCAGAAGTTGCACTTGCTGTTGCACAGGATAAAGCGGCTCAGTCTGCTGTTGCCGCCTCAAGAGCTGAAGTTTATCGGGCCCAGCAAGCTGTTCACCGTTCCCGTAGTTCAGAGGTTCAGGCTGCTCAACAAGAGAAAATCGCCGCAGCGGAAGCAAAAGTCACTGCAACCCAGGCTAGGCTGACTACCGCGCTTTCCAGTGGTACTGCCGCAGAAAAAGTCAGAGCCAGAACGGCTCTTGAGCGTGCGCAGGCAGGCCTGGTTGCAGCCAAAAATTCCGATGCTCAGGCTATCGCCGAAAGACGTTTGGCTGCTGCTGAGGCTGCAAGAGACCGGAATCTTGCAAATCGTGTCACCACCCAAAGTAATCTCAATAGTGTGACATCTGTGGGTACCCGCCTTTTAAGCGGTGCTCTTGGACTTATTGGCGGCATTCCGGGATTGGTGATGCTTGGAGCCGGCGCATGGTATGCGGTGTATCAAAATCAGGAACAGGCTCGGCGTTCTGCTCAGGACTATGCCAGCACGATAGATGAAGTCAGCAAAAAGTCGAGAGAAATGACCCTGCCTGAAGCTTCAGATAATGCAGAGAAAACTCGTGCTGCACTGAATGAACAAAACAGGTTGATTGATGAACAAAAAGGAAAGATTGAAAGCCTGAAAGAGCAGATAGCTGGTTATCAGTCCGTGATCAGTAACCCTGGTCCGACTACCAGTGGTGGTTTCATGATTAACCACTTGACCTCATTGCATACTGTTACTCAGGGGCTAGCGACTGCTACAGAACAGCTATCTGTAGAGCAGGAAAGACTGGCTCAGATGCAGGAGAAATCAGCTTCTATTCAACAGGTTCTTGAAGGAATTGAGCATCGACGGGTAACGCTCATTCGAGAAGAGGCCGCTAATCAAAACAGGGCTTACCAATCTCTCCTGTTAATGAATGGACAGCATGACGAATTTAACCGACTGCTGGGGCTGGGCAACCAACTCCTCATGGCCCGTCAGGGGCTGGCTAACGTTCCGCTAAGGCTGCCTCAGGCCGATCTCGATAAAAAGCAAACCGATGCACTTGAAAAGAGCCGTAGGGATTTGGAGTTATCACGCCTTAAGGGTGAAGAAAAGGAGCGCTTACGGCTCAGTTATGCCGCCGACGATCTGGGATTAACCAGTGACCCACAATTCCAGACAGGCCGTCAGGAGTTGATTAATAACGGTCTGCTGGAATGGCGAAATAATGAAGCCAACAAACCTCAGAAAAAGATGCCCAAATCTGATGAGCAAAAGACATCGGAAAAACTTGAGGAGTCTTACAAGCGCCTCATTAGCCAGCAGCAGGAACAGCTTGCGCTTGCTGGCCAGAGTACGGAGCTCGCTAAAACCAAATATCAGGTAACCCAGGGTGAACTGGGGGCTTTGTCTGAAACTCAGAAGACAGAGCTTCTGCGCAACTCCGCCGCGCTTGATCATCTTAATGCTGTCGAACGCCTTAAATCCCTGAATCAAGAACTGCTGAAGCCCGAGGAGGCGCTTCTAAAGACCACTCGCGAGCGCATTAAATTGTTACGCGAAGCAGCACCTGCGACAGAACAATATCGCGAAACGATGGAGCGCATATCGAAAGCTTCGGTTCAGGACGCCCCGAAATTTGGCGGTATCGATTCATCCGTCGGCGGTGCCAGCGGTGAACTTGTTCGAGTCGCTGATGCGCAAAAAGAACTGGAAAAGTGGTACGAAACACAGCTTGAAATGCAGAAGGAGTTGCTCGATCAGAAGGAGATTAACGAGCAAACCTATGCGGATCGTGTTGCTGAAATCAACAAGACGAATGCTTCGCAATTAGAGGATATCCAGGCGGGATATACATCTGCCAGCCTGGCCATGTTCTCTGATCTTGCAGGGCAGTCGGCGCAGCTGCTGCAGGGTATCGGACAGGAAGGTAGCCTTGCCTATAAGACACTGTTTATTGCCAGTAAGGCGGCAGCAATGGCGCAGGCGGTGATCAACACTGAACTTGCAGCAACCAAGGCTATGGCGGAAGGCGGCCTCATTATGGGGATCCCTGCGGCGACAGCAATCCGCGCTGTCGGTTACGCATCAGTGGCATTAATAGCCGGGCAGTCGCTCGCTGGGATGGCACACGATGGAATTGACCGGGTTCCGGAAACCGGGACCTGGCTGCTGCAAAAAGGAGAGCGAGTGGTTACCGCAAGCACTTCAGCCAAGCTTGATGCGACCCTGGAGAGGGTGCAACAGTCCCGGCAGGCGTCTGCCGGGGGAACCTTTCACATCCAAAATTCATTCACCGGCAAACCTGATGACGCGACGCTGCAGGCGTTTGACCAGCGCAACCGCCAACTGGTGGCCACGATTCGTAAAGAAATGGCCGCTCAGGTTGTTAAACCTGACAATGAGTTTGGCCGGGCGCTGCAGTCCGTTTATCCGAACCGGAGACGAGGATAATGGCAGATATTGTCTACCCACATGATTACCTGCCAATGCCGCTGCAGGATGGATATGGCTTCAAACCTGTCAGCCCCCTACAGCGAACTGAAACCACATCCGGCCGCGCCCGGCAGCGGCGCAAGTATACGTCAACACCGACCATTGCCACCGTGAACTGGATTTTCACGAAGCATAATCAGGCGCAGCTTTTTGAAGCCTGGTTTCGTGATGCGCTTACGGATGGTGCCGCCTGGTTTTTGATGAGGCTGCAAACGCCGATGGGTTGTCAGCAATCTTACAAATGCAGGTTCACCGACATATACGAGGGACCAACGCTGGTTTCACCTAAGTACTGGCGATACAGCGCGCAGCTTGAATTGTGGGAGCGGCCATTGCTTCCGCCTGGATGGGGTTTATTCCCTGAACTGGTGGCGGGGTCGGATATTATCGATCTGGCTTTGAATAAGGAGTGGCCCGAAGCATGACCAGCGTAGTTCTCAACCGACTTTACGCATCCGGCGGTGATGAGGTGATTCTGGACACGCTGCAGATCACTGTCGGAGGACAGAGCTACTGGCTGACCCGCGGCTGGGACGATATTACTGTTACGCTTGAAACAGGCGTTGAGGCGACATTTACCGGATCGGCAATCGACGTGGCTCTGCCGGCGCGCAATTCCGACGGTACGCAGGATCTAAAATTCGCCATCAGCAATATCGATGGCGTGGTTTCAACTGCCATTCGCAATGCACTTGATAACCTTTCCAGTGCTTCATTAACGTTCCGTCGGTACGTTTCCACGGATCTGTCTGCACCCGCAGCGCCGCCGTTCACCCTGGCGATAAAAGAGGGGTCTTGGACCGCAACAGAGGTGCAGATCACCGCTGGCTACATGAACATTCTCGATACCTCGTGGCCGCGCTACCGATACACACTGACGGACTTCCCGGGCCTTCGGTACCTGCAGTAGGAAATCATCATGTTTAATCCTGACAAATACCGTTCAGTCACCTGGCTGAAAGGCGGGCGCGCTTTCCCTGCGCTCGACTGTTTTGGCATCGTTAACGAAATTCGGCGCGATCTGGGCCTGAAACCCTGGCCTGAATTCACCGGGGTCACAAAAGACGATAACGGCCTCGACCGGGAGGCGCGCGGGCTGATGACCGACCTGCAACGTTGCGATCCTGCGCCGGGCGCGGGCATTGCCTGTTACTCCGGCTCTGTGGTGACGCATGTCGCGATCGTCGTGGAGATTGACGGCGTGCTGCATGCCGCCGAATGCAATCCCCGCACTAACGTGACCTTTCTGCCGCTGGCGCGGTTCGCGCGCCGCTTTGTCCGTGTGGAGTATTATCAGTGACGATACGAATCTACCCGTCCCGGCTGCCCGGCGAACCTCTGGAAACCCACCATCATGAAATCCTGACACTCAGCGCCTGGTTAGCACAGAACGTTGAGGGATGGACTCCGGAGCAGCAGCACCCCGTTGCGGTTGAAATGGACGGCGTTCCGGTGCCGCCGGCAGAGTGGGCACTGTGTGTCATTCGCCCTGACAGCGATGTCCGGATGTACCCGGTTCCCTACGGTACCGGTGCGGAAATCGCGCTGTGGATCGCCGTGAGCGTGGCGGTAGCCTCTGCCGCATACTCCATCTACATGATGAGCACCATGCAGACTGGCGGTGCGAGCCAGCCGAGTAATGGTGACCAACTGGAGCTGAACCCGGCAAAAGCCAACATGGCCAGGCTGGGCGATCCCATTCGCGAGGTGTTTGGCCGCTACAAGGTGTGGCCGGATTACATCGTCCAGCCTGTCAGCCGCTTCGATTCCGCTGACCCCAAAAAATACTCGACCAGCATGTTTTTATGCGTGGGCGTGGGTGACATGGCGCTCCCTGCATCGGCGTTAAAGATCGGCTCCACCCCCACATCAGCGTTCGGCAGTGATGTCAGCGCCACCATCTATCCTCCGGGGGCGAGCGTCTTAGCTGACAGCCGTTCCGAGAACTGGTTTAACAGCGGCGAGGTGGGTAATACAACGTCTGGGACGGCTGGGCTCGATCTCGGTTCAACGGGGCCTCAGACGGTGAGCATTATCTCTGACGCCATTCTGGTCAGCGGAAACACCATTACCCTGATCGCGGCCAGCGCCAGCGACGGGGAGACGGAGATCCCGGCGGCCTGGGTGGTCGGTACTGTGGTCAGTGTCGTGGCACCAAATTCATACCGGGTCATCAACTCCGGCGGCTACAGCGTGATTTATGGAGATGTCGAAGAACTGGCCCCGGTTGTCGGGATGCCTGTGTCAGTGGCGTTTAACGAGTCAGCTTACGATCTGTTTATCGCCAGTTACGCAGCTGGCGTTCCTGCGGTGCCCGGTGTGGGTGGTTTGACGGCCAGCATAACTGCCAGTGCCGCGCCCACCACCTACGATTTCACGGCAACGCCGGTCACGTTCACGATCGGCTGGAAGGGCACGACGTATCCGATCTCGCTCATCACCAGCTACGTCACCATGTCCGGGTTGGTTAATACTATTTCAAATCAGTTAACAGGCTCTGGCCTGGTGGCGATTGATAATAGTGGCCGCCTGCAAATTGCCGAAGAGAGCAGTCCTTTCGCCGGCGGCGCGATAAGTCACAGCGCGCTTCCTGCTTCGGTTTTCGGCAGCGCCCCGGTTGATGTTGTGGGCGTGGCATCAACGGGCGGAACTGCGGCGGTTGAGGCGCATATCACCCTGGCGTACAACGGCGCATCCGGTAAGCCGTTCACCGGTATTCCTGATGGTATCCAGCGTATCGGGATCGGCTATGCCGACGGCCAGTTCCGCATTACCGATATCGATGACCAGACCATTACGGTTGAGCGGGTGATCGTCACCCAGGACGCTGGTGGTAATGATGTTGTCACCGTTGACGCGTCGTGGCCTGGATTCACAGAGCGCACGCTGCTTGATTCTCAGGTCACCGGCGTTAACGATGATTACGCCTGGCTGGGTCCTTTCCTTGCCTGTCCTGACGGAGAGACGACGACGGCCATCGAAAACAACTTCATCTTCCCTAACGGCCACATCCAGTACAAAAAGAACGGGGATCCGCAGTCACACACCGTGCGGGTTCTGGTTCAGTACCGCAATGCCGCCTCTGCAGGTACCTGGTCGCAGGTGGTTTATAACTTCACCAACAAAACTGCTGACGGTCACGGTTATACCCGGCGCATCAGTGGTCTGGCCGCTGCTCAGTATGAAGTCCGCGTGCGGCGGACAACGAAAATTGGCGGGTCGAGAACGGTAAATAATCTTTACTGGCAGGCGATGCGCTCGCGCCTGAGTAAGCGCCCGGGGAGCTACGCCGGCGTGACCACCCTGGCGATGACGGTGCGCACCGGCAACCGTCTGGCGGCCCAGTCGGACCGTCGCGTCAACGCCATCCCGACCCGGCTTTATAACGGGCATCCTTCACGGAGCATCAGCGGGGCGCTGTACCACGTCCTGGAATCTCTCGGCTTTCGTTCTGATCAGATTGACCGTGCCGCTATTGATGCGCTTGAGCAAACCTGGTGGACGCCGCGCGGGGAGACGTTCGACTGGGCAACCGGCGACAGCAAATCGGCGCTGGAGGTGCTGAAAATCATCACCGGGGCGGGGATGGGGTATTTCCTGCTGTCAGATGGTCTGGTGTCCGCCGGCCGGGAAGGGGTGAAAAACTGGACCGGGATGATCACCCCCAGGAGACCACCGAAGAACTGCAGACCGCATTCAAGGCACCGAGCCAGGATGATTATGACGGTGTGGATGTCACCTATATCAACGGCACGACATGGGCTGAAGAAACCGTTCAGTGCCGGCATTCCGGAAATCCGACACCATTGAAGGTGGAGAATTACAAACTGGAGGGAGTGGTGGATCAGGACCGGGCATACCGGATTGGCATGCGCCGGTTGCTGGGCTACCAGCTGCAGCGGCTGCAGCACACCACCTCAACCGAAATGGATGCGCTCTGCTACCAGTTTATGGACCGTATCATCCTCACTGACGACATCCCCGGCAACCAGACGCTGAGCTGCCTGATAACGGACATGAACTGGGACAACGCAGCGATCACGCTGACGCTCAGCGAACCGCCGGACTGGAGCTTTTCAAATCCGCGCGTGGTGATCCGCCACCAGGATGGCAGGGCGTCGGGGCTGCAGGTTCCGACACGAATCGATGATTACACCCTGCGTATTCCCTACAGCGCCGCGCTGGCGCCGGAAGAATGGGAGATGGACAGTCCGTACATTGAGCCGCCGCGCCTGCTGTTCTGCTCGTCATCCCGGGTCGGATACGACGCGCTGGTCGGGGAGATAACGCCCGGCAGCGACGGTACCAGCAGCGTATCGGCTATTCAGTACCATCCCGGTAAATATCAGTTCGATGACGCCAGCTACCCCGGCGATGTCGCGTAGAGTTGAGACAATTCATAACCCGCTTCGGCGGGTTTTTTTATGCCCGGAGTGAGCATGACAATCGACTTATCTAAAGAGCCGCTGGGTTCAACAAGTCCGTATGTATTATTCGCTAATGCCCATAACCTGGACATTGCAGTTAACAGTATTACTTCAGCTATATGGATGGACAGGTTCGGGCGCAGCAGAACGACCTTACGGGGCATGGAACAGCGCTTCAACCTGTTCATTCAGAACTCTGGTTATAAGGTTATTGGGGATTATGAAGATGGCCCGCTGACCATCGACGAATATAACCAGCTGATACGTTACGATGGAGAGCTCTGGAAGCTGACCGCGCTTACGAGCATTCCGTTTACCACAAGCGGAACAGATTCCGCATCGTGGGGCACGGATCAATCGCACTTTGTCAGCGTCGGGGATGGGGCATTACGCCAGACATTATTCGTTAATGAAATGGTGAACTTGTCTCCCCTTTATTACGGGGCAGCAGGGGATGGTGCGACAGACGACACTGCGGCGTTTGAGCTCCTGGAGACAGAAACAACCGGGCGTGTTATCGACCTGGGCGGCCGGTCATTTGCTGTGACAAAGAGCTTTACCAAAAATAATTACATCAATGGCTCATTCCTGCGAACTGGTAGTCATCGCATTGCGATTGGCGACCTGAAAGCCCGAGACAAGCAACTACCCCTTGTTCACTCCGGGATGCCAAAAACATATAACGCACGGCATACTCTGCGCAGGACGGAGGGTGCCGGGGGGATCTTTGCTGTCATCCAGGGGTGCTGTTATGATGAAATCAACGACAAAATATTTACGCTTTCGTCGACAACCGCGCTGGGATACTGCATTAATGCATTCGCCGTGACAAACGCCGGTGAGCTTGGCTCGTATGACCGCACTCGCTCGGTTGAACTAGGGCATCAGGGGCTTGGCTGTCATCACCTTCCTGACGGCAGCCCGGTACTGTGGACATCGAAACCCTATCAGGATGGTGCAGCCGATCAGTGCGTATCGATGGAAAATATCCTCAGTTATACCGGCACAACAGATAACGTAACGTCCGGTTTCACGACATGGCAGGTATTCCCTGCATCAACTGATAGCGCAAGTTCAACGCCTACGGTGTCCTCCTGCCAGAATTACCTCATCGCCAAAAAAATTGCGGCGGACGGGTTAACCTGCACGGTGAGAGTATTCGACCTGAAAGTCATGTGGGCCAACCGGGCGACGAAAACGGATTACAGCGAAGATTACCTGGTCGAATTCAGTTACCAGAAGCCTTCTGCGGATTCGCTCACACAAAGCATCGCCTGCGACGGCACGTTCATCTACATTCTCGAATCTCACACCTACACGGGGATGAGTAATTTCATTTACGTGTTTGAACTGACGGGGCGCTTCGTTGAGCGCGTCGATATCACAACTGTGGGTGACGCTGAGGCCATCGCCGATAATACCGGAACACCGGTTTACAAAGAGCCAGAATCGCTGACGGTTATCAAGACCGAGGCCGGGTATGTCCTGACTATCGGCATTTGCACCCCGATCGGAGTGCTCGAGAATGGCAAGAATGTGTATCTTTTCGACCTGGGTTGTTCAGGATCAGTCGTTCAGAGCAAGGCCAGTCGTTCAGTCGCCAGCAAAACAGGGCTTCATGGGGCCGGTTCGCCAAATTATAAATACGGTGTCAAAGAATGGAATGATACCTTTCACTGGACGGTTCAACCCACCCGCAAAGGTATTCAGACCAACCGTGATAATCCAGTTCTGTTTCTGGATGGCGGTATTACTGGTGGTATTCAGTTAGCGTCTAATGATTCTGAAGGCATGAGCAACTCATGGGCATCACGCCATGATAATGCCGCCGAAGGACCTCGTTCGATTCTCCTGAAATCACGATCGGGGCAGGTTTCATCTGATGTGTTTGGCGCGGTGCAGGCCGGTGACAGGCTCGGTACGAGAGTGTGGGCAGGGGATACCGGAACCAAGCTGGTTCAGGCCGCACACATTAAATGTAACGTTATGGCAGCTCCAACGGCTGACGCTGTACCAACCGCTCTGTACTTTGGCACTACCACTGCCGCCGGTGCTTATGGCGATCGCTGGGTGCTCACTGAGGCAGGCCACTGGCGTCCATCTGGTGCGAATGCATACGATATTGGTACATCTGCAAACGCCGTTCGAAACATATACATAGCCAATAGCCCAATAGTGACTTGTAGTCGCGAATATAAACAGGATGAAACTTCGCTTAGCGATGCCGAGTTGCGTGTCGGCCTGGCTGTATATCTTCTCATAAAAAAATTCAGGATGAAGGCGGCCTATGCGGAAAAAGGCGATGACGCACGCTACCACATAGGAATAATTGCAGAAGACATCCAGACTGCGTTTGAGGCTGAAGGGCTTGATGCGTTTGCTTATGGCATCCTTTGTTATGAAAGATGGGATAACGAGTACGAGACTGTTTATGCAAAGCGTTACTTGAAACGTAAAGTCATCATTGATGAAGAGACGCAGCAAACCGAAGAGGTGATTGATGAGGAGCAATATGATACTGGTGAAAAAAGGTTGATAACGCCTGCAGGGGAAAAACTGTCAGTTCGTACAGATGAATTGATGTTCCTCGCCATGCAAGCACTACACCAGAATTATTTCGCATGCATGTCAGATATACACTCTAGATTGTCGTTGCTCGAGGGTAATTAAATACACGCCCGGTCTCTGCCGGGCTTAACTTATACTAAATCACAAAAAGCATGAATGTCGTTTCCCATGAATGCTGTTATAAATTTTTTTTGTTTTTCATAAATCATTTCTTCATCAATATATGAGGAGTACAGGGAAAATGAAGAGGAGAGCATAGTAAAGAAACTAATCAGCCTTTCGTTGTTACGACCAAGTTTTTTACACAGTTTTTCTGTCATTTCCAAACAGATAACCAACCACCCATTATATAGCTTGCGCTTCTCACTCTCTGGTTTGTCGCAAAAATATATATTGGTTAATACGGTGTTGAGGATGAAAAATCTATCACCTAATGGGAATTTTCTCCGCGATAAATGATCATCACCATGAAAGCATAGGGTATGATAATCCCGATCAGCAAGAATTGAAACTGTATTAGCAGCCGTTAATGCGTGAACCATGAAAATCTTATCTTCTGCAACAGTAATCTGAGGGTTAAAAAGAATGTTATGCTGCTTAAGCATTGATAATTTAAAAAATTTGAATACTGTCAATGATCGCATTAAGTGATGTTCCGTAATATCTGCCTTATCGACAATTTTATTTTTGAACGGCCTGAGCGGTACCTCTCTGTCACCATCTGCAACGATTTTGAAGTAGACAATGTCACTGTCATTTTTCTCTGCGATTAACAAACCATTTTCAAGAAGCTTTTCATCAATTCTGTCGTCAGAATCCAAAAAGAAAATATAACGTCCTTGCGCTGCTTTAATGCCTTCATTTCTAGGTGTTGATGCATTGCCAGAGCCAACATTTCTTCTAATTATTCTGTAATTAACATCTTTTTGGATGTGGTAGTCAATGGCGGAAACTGTCTTGTCTTTTGAATAATCATCAACAAAAACTATCTCGAATTTAGACTTGTCCAATGTCTGGTTGTTTAATGACTCTATACACCCGAGTATTAATTTCTCTCTGTTATAAACGGGCACAACTACGGTTACATCGAATGGTGTGTTAATGTCAGTTTGAGTAATGACTTCATTGAGTTTGCTTTTCGCGATTAACAAGCATTCCTCCAGCGTATTACTTAAACATAATGGTTCATGGGTAGTTCCGCCGGAAGCAGAAGTGTTTCTCTTTCTTATAACAAATGAAAGATCTATCAAGTGATTATCTTTTGGCGTGAAATCAAAAGCGAATTTTACGCCGCGATAGTAAAAATCTAAGACGCAACATGTATTTTTATAAATCCATTTCTTCCTTAATAAAACATTCTCTTTCTCTTTGGAGAATGAATTAGTTATTATTTTTAATAATGATTGAAGATGTTGTGATTCATCTGTGTCGTGATGAATTTCGGCATCAAGTTTGTTTTGAAACTGACTGCTACTAATTGAGTTATTAGTCGTGTCCATTCTTAATTAACATCCCTCGGTAATGACTCCAACTTACTGATAGTGTTTTATGTTCAGATAATGCCCGATGACCTTGTCATGCAGCTCCACCGATTTTGAGAACGACAGTGACTTCCGTCCCAGCCTTGCCAGATGTTGTCTCAGATTCAGGTTATGTCGCTCAATGCGCTGAGTGTAACGCTTGCTGATAACGTGCAGCTTTCCCTTCAGGCGTGATTCGTACAGCGGCCAGCCATCCGTCATCCATACCACGACCTCAAAGGCCGACAGCAGGCTCAGAAGACGCTCCAGTGTGGCCAGAGTGCGTTCACCGAAGACGTGCGCCACAACCGTCCTCCGTATCCTGTCATACGCGTAAAACAGCCAGCGCTGACGTGATTTAGCACCGACGTAGCCCACTGTTCGTCCATTTCAGCGCAGACAATCACATCACTGCCCGGTTGTATGCGCGAGGTTACCGACTGCGGCCTGAGTTTTTTAAGTGACGTAAAACCGTGTTGAGGCCAATGCCCATAATGCGTGCACTGGCGCGACATCCGACGCCATTCATGGCCATATCAATGATTTTCTGGTGCGTACCGGGCTGAGAGGCGGTGTAAGTGAACTGTAGTTGCCATGTTTTACGGCAATGAGAGCAGAGATAGCGCTGATGTCCGGCAGTGCTTTTGCCGTTACGCACCACGCCTTCAGTAGCGGAGCAGGAGGGACATCTGATGGAAATGGAAGCCACGCAAGCACCTTAAAATCACCATCATACACTAAATCAGTAAGTTGGCAGCATTACCACATCCCTCTACTGTTTTTCTAAAATAAAATGACATGCAGTATTAAGTTATATAAACAGGTTCATTTTATTAAATAGGTTATAAGAAACTTTGACTCTCATCATGGTAACTATTAAATTTTTAAATGTCTTGCATTTTTTCCGCTAAAAACGATGCTTGCTAATTATTTTAATGGTTATTATTTTGAGATGGTATTAAAAGTTTGATACGATAGAGGCACTAATTAAGCCAGCTAGGCCGTTTTACTCGAACCTCCAAGAGAGATTAGCAGGGGATAGCCTGCATGTAGCAGTATGACAGCCTGGAGGAGCGAGTCGCCAGGCTCGAGTCTCAGTAATCATCCTTCACATCCTGCATAGCAGACAATACCGTCAGACCGACAATAAACACGGCAAGGATGCCGCCTGTCAACAGTGCAGTTATCATACGCTCTCCTGATGTTGGCCTTCTCAGTACAAAGTAATGCACGGATATGACAGTTGCATTGCTACTTGATCTGTACCGTCTTTAAAACTACTGTATATAAAAACAGTATAAATCAGGAGTGGTTGTTTATGGAATTTTACACGCCAGCAGAATTGCGCGTCATTGTCGCGCTACCCCTTTACGCGAGTCTTGTTCAGTGTGGGTTTCCGTCCCCGGCGGCGGATTATGTTGAGCAGCGCATCGATTTAAACGAACTGATGATCCAGCATCCCAGCGCAACATATTTTGTTAAAGCAGCGGGTGACTCAATGATGGAGGCGGGCATTAGTGACGGTGATCTGCTGGTAGTGGACAGTTCCAGAACGGCTGAACACGGCGATATTGTCATTGCAGCGGTAGGCGGCGAGTTTACCGTTAAACGCCTGCAACTGCGCCCGACGGTGCAGCTGAATCCCATGAATAGTGCCTATTCACCGATCGTAGTGGGCAGCGAGGAAACCCTGGATGTCTTCGGGGTGGTGACGTACATCGTTAAATCAACAAGCTGATATGTTTGCCTTGGTGGATGTGAACAGCTTTTATGCTTCATGCGAAACGGTGTTCAGACCCGACTTAAAGGGAAGGCCTGTCGTCGCCCTTTCGAATAATGACGGGTGCGTTATTGCACGCAGTGCTGAGGCCAAGCAGATTGGGATAACAATGGGCGAACCGTTCTTTAAACAGCGGGATTTGTTCCGGCGTTATAACGTTGCCACCTTTTCCAGCAATTACGAGTTGTACGCAGATATGTCGAACCGTGTGATGACTACGCTGGAGCTCATATGCCCCCGCGTGGAAATTTACAGTATCGACGAGGCATTTTGTGACCTGACAGGCGTGAGAAACTGCAGGAACTTGGAAGATTTTGGTCGGGAGATCCGTGCGACGGTTTTGCAGAATACGCATCTGACCGTCGGCGTTGGCATTGCTCAGACTAAAACCCTGGCGAAGCTGGCGAATCATGCAGCGAAGAAGTGGCAGCGGCAGACTGGTGGCGTGGTCGATTTATCAAATGTGGATCGGCAGCGCCGGTTAATGTCTCTCGTTTCCGTCAAGGATGTCTGGGGCGTAGGACGCCGTATTAGCAAAAAACTTAATGCCATGGGTATTAAAACCGCTCTCGATCTCTCAGAGCAAAGCACCTGGGTTATCCGGAAGCACTTCAATGTGGTGCTCGAGCGCACTGTGCGCGAGCTACGCGGCGAGTCTTGTCTAGGACTGGAAGAGTTCGCACCAGCCAAGCAGGAAATCGTCTGTTCGCGATCGTTCGGTGAACGAGTAATGGAATACGAGCAGATGCACCAGGCGATCTGCAGCCATGCAGCGCGCGCTGCGGAGAAACTGCGCAGTGAGCACCAGTACTGCCGGTATATTTCCGCCTTCGTGAAAACCTCACCATTCGCGCTCAATGAGCCGTATTACGGGAATAGCGTATCCGTGAAACTGCTGACGCCAACACAGGATACTCGCGATATCATCAAGGCCGCAGTACGCTGCCTGGACAATATCTGGCGTGACGGACACCGGTATCAGAAAGCGGGAGTAATGCTCGGTGACTTTTTCAGTCAGGGTGTTGCGCAGCTGAACCTGTTCGACGACGCTGCGCCACGGCATAACAGTGAGAAACTGATGGATATTCTTGATCGTCTCAACGCAAAAGACGGAAAGGGTACTCTTTTTTTTGCCGGACAGGGAATACAGCAGCAGTGGCAGATGAAGCGGGATATGCTTTCGCCTCGTTACACGACGAGATTTTCTGATCTGCTGATCGTGCGCTGA